GCGGAGGTTTTGGAACGCCTTCAAAAGGAAAAGCCGGATGCTCCCATGGAGGATTTGGTCAAGGAGGCCGATGAAATTGTCGCCCAGGAAATGAATGAGCGTCAGAAGCAACGCGAGGCAGATGCCGCCGCCGAGGCCGCAGAAGCCGAATCCGCGAATGCTAAAATCGAAGAAAAGTCCGAAGAAGTGTCGTCCGCGTAAGATAAAAAATATTAATTAGTAATAAGATAAGATGTTAAGTGTAATTCTAAATTTAATCACACTATTAATTGTCGTCGCATTATGTGTCTTGTTTTTTTCCTTGAAGGAAAAGAGAAAAAACAAGAAAGATACCGATACAGCGTATGATGTCGCAACGGATATGTTGAAAGACCCACTCATCGTGAGTCGCGCATATTTCACTGAGCCAAAAACGGGTGACATCGGCGATTTTTCAGGTTATTCGGATCCCGAATCTGAGATTAAGATGGTTTAAGTATAACGGGTTGCATAGTCTTACCCATAAAAAATCCTAAAATAAAACCAACAAATACTATAATATAGGTAGTTTTATCTATTGATGCAAAAATATCCATCGGCTGAGTGGGAGGTGGCGCCATTGGTTGCCATTGTTGTTGCATCATTGGGTACATAGGCGGAGGTGGAGGCGGCGCTTGGTTCATCATGGGCTGGGCATAGATGGGCGTCGAATCTTCATACGGGTCATCGGTCATGTCGTTGTCATGGGCGTGGGCATGTTTATCTAACGAATCCACTTCGGATTTATAGTCGATTGGATTGCCTATATCAGTCTCCATTTATTAGATAATTGCTCTTTTTTTTAAGCTAAAATTACTCACTATCATCTTCGTCGGATTCTTCATCTTCACTCACGACGAATCCTTTAAGGTTGCCGTTATCGTCTTCGTCATCTGAATCATCGAATCCAGAGTCATCTGACTCGTATTCTTCTTCTGTGTCGAGATCGGATTTGTCCCATTCTTCATCATATTCATCATCACCGAAATCATCATTAACGACGGTCTCGGTCGGGACAAACAATTGAGGTTTTTTAACGATACGTCCATATCTAGTACGTATCGCACCTTCACTTATATTAATGTTCTCCATTTGATCAACTAAAGTGGCCATATTATTAATAATTAGTATATTCTTCTGTTTAAGTACTTTGGATGGAACACCTCGTTATTGTTTATCGCGTTATCCATTAATTTCTTTTCAAATGTGTAACCTATTGTGTTGGATAGTTGATGTATCTCATCCTGGATTCCCAAATTTCGTGTTTCACCATACAATCCCAAATCCTCTAAACTATCGAGGGATTCTATTAAATATTGCTGTGCGACGTTTGGGTTGTGTTCGAGGCGTTGCGCTAATTTGATTTTGGATAGGAATTTCATATATATTTCCGGTTCAACTCCTGAATATTTGTGAACTTTAAGTTTCAAATCCTTTAGGGTATCGGCACGTTCGGGTGGGGAATATTCTTTATATAATAATTTATATGCCACATATGTCGATGCGCACAAAAGCACCAGCGCCATTTAACTTAAATATATTTTTTATTTTGGATACAATTTATTCATTATTTTCGGGATGATCGTGTGTATCTTACTCTTTTTACCTTTACATATTCCACAATCCTGCTTAATTTTCCCTTTGTTCGTGAGTATGAAACTGGTACATTTATCATCGTGGTGCTTTCCTGCTATCTCACAATATGTGGAGGTCGTTCCAATTATGTAATTTTTTCCATTCTTTTGGATTTTAATAACTTTTAGATCTGTGTGTTGTTTATCTACGTGTTTGACAATAAAATTCTCCATATCACTTTTACAATCCATTGTGTTTATCCCCGAATTATTTAAGGCGGTTTTTTTGACACCTATACACTTTCTCATCTCTTCTTTTTCTGGGTACAATTTATCCACAATCGATTGATTTAACTGATATGTACTTCCCACAAAGTCCTTACAGTATCCACTTCTCCTCCCATCGAGTGTATCACACGTACAAAAACACTTTTGTGTGATCCGATCGCCACTGATATAGAAATATACATGATTCGATCCGTGATTTCTTCCCAAGTTTTCGCAGTATTTAGAATTACTAGAAATTAAGTACCGATTATCAAATTTGAATAATTTAGAAACTCGTGCGTCGGATTGTCCGTTCATATTTTTTTGGATAAATCGCTCAATGTTGTACTTTAGTTCGATGTCACTGACTTCATCTTTGGTTTGTATTTCAGTGAATGATCCCTCCTTTATCGCCTTTGTTGGTCCCTCTATGGTCACAAAATCGGTCGAAGTTGTTCGTACGGCGGACATGGCTAGAATTTGTGCGTCCGGTCTCTGTCCTATTTTCGTCAAGCTACTTAACAAACCTCCGGGTTTATATACAAATACGGGTAGATACGGACCTTCGGTAACACCTTTCGTCATTTTATGTGACCACGGCATTCTAAACCCACTTCCCTTAGACCGTTTAGAAATGTCCCCATATACCGCAGAATCTATAATTTTTTCCCAATCTTCCGAACCTTTCGCTATATACAACGCGACCAATATATGTTCTCGGAGGGCGATCGCACTCGCTTGATTTACGACAAATCCGGGAAAATTTAAATGTATTCCCGTTTTGATTTTATCGCCCGATGGTTTTGGTTCCGCTACCGAAATTAAACATTCCTTCCCACCCTTCGTCATCATTTTATTACAAATTATCTTGCATATGCTCTGTATTTCGTTTAAATCTAGCGCATCGTCTGCTTTGTAATCCACATCGACGAAAAAATTATAATATTTTGTTTTTTGTTCGACTACGTATATCTTATCCCCCGATAATACGGCCTCTATACATTTATCATAAAATTCATTCAATCTATCAGATGGCACGGATAGGACTCCCCCATTCATGAGCACATGTGATAGCTTGTTACCTCCATGATCAATTTTTTGTTCTGCGCACCAGCGCTTGAACATACTTACGTTTGTTACGATTCTATTTTTTAATATCGTCTAATCGAAGCAGAGATGGAAACATCCTCAAATTCTTTATCTGTGGCAAGCTCCTTTTTTAAAGTTAATAATTCATACACGGTTCTCGGAGCGAGTTCGTCTGCCTTTTCCTTCGCGTCATCTTCTGAATAGCCTCTATTATCTATGAGCAATTCTCGGATTTCACGTAAAATATAAGCCTTTGACTTCATCCTATTTAATAGAAAATGTTTTTCTATTCAAGGATTGAACACACGCATAAAATTCTGGATTTTTTATAATATTATCGACGATCAAATTCCATCTCTTTCGGCAGTTATATTCCTCTAACGTATCGAAATTCATAAAATCATTTTCATCGAATGTCTTTTTTATCGGTTGTTTGTTTGCTTTCTTTGCTTGGCATTTAGCCTTTTCTTCATAAAATTTTCTAATGAGTGCGTATTGGTCGTTTCTTTTCCAATCAACGAAAAATACAAACACATTATAGACCAAGTCCACCGTTGGACTTTCCTTGACAGTAAATACGTATGACGTGTATTCTCCCTTCTTGAGTGAGACAATACCTCTTGTTTCTTCTTCTAGTTCTCTTAGAGCACATCTAAGTGGGTTGTAAATTTCTCTTCTTCTGCATCCTCCTGTGACAAAAATCCAATCTTTAAATCGTCGATCTCGAACGGTTAAAAACCGGGGCTTTGCGTCTGCGAAACTAACTGGGATCGCTATTGCTTTGTACTTCTTCATTGCTCATTTAGCAAGTTACAATAAACGGATATGATTATTTCACAGACATTACCTCAGTTTCCGCAGAAATCGGCGTAATAGATTGGATTGACTTTGTCGGTTGTACAGGTACGTTTTCCTCGCCATCTTCTTCATAATCTTCGTCACCTTCTTCCGACATATCGTCGTCATAATAACTCAAACTATTTAGATGATTGGCCATCTGGGAGGAAAATGTCCTCACTTCGGATACATCATTTCGGGTATTTCTCAACTCACTATAGAGATAAAGGCTTCCAAGGATACACATCGCAACAGCAATGAGCATCATCGTTTCGCGGTCAAGAGAGAACATAGTATAACTAATATAACATATCCTGAAAGTTTTAAGTTCCTATAATCGCACCCATGTGGACACCCTTATTGTCTGGAACCGTATATCCGGCGTCTTTTCCGAACTGGAGTGCGTCATAATGCGACTCTTTCGACTCTCTCGTAACACTTCTGCGTATATTCGTTACATTTTCATCGTATGGAACGGGTTTCGTATTCTCTGAGGTTTCTACTATCTTAGGATCCACTATTTTATCCAGTGTCCTGGATCGGGGATCATAGGTTAGCACGAAGACAAAAGCGAGTAAGAACAATACTGTCCAAAACATGCTTGTTTCTAATATAATTATCTATTTTTTTGGGACATTTTAGTTGGCATACACGAGACCCGCCATGCCGTTTTCTATGCGTATAATATTGTAATTAACCGCATAAATTGCGTCAAGCGAGCTGCTGCCAGAGTTGACAATACGAGCCGAATCGAGACGCGAGAAATTTAATGAACCCGTCGGTTGCAACTTGGAAGTTTCCAAACAGAACGGGTAAATGAAGAGAGACGTCTTCTTGTCACCCGACGAGTTCGGGACGTGGTAGTAGCTACTGACCGCAGAGTAGTTCGGCATCGTGAATTTGTAGTCACTGCAATCGGTACCGTTGATTTGGAGTTTCGTTTGGTTCGTCGCGGTCATCATACCGTTCGCGGAGCAGTTCGACACGAGGAACTTCACCGGGTGATTAAACGAGAGCTCCTGGATTTTCGCCTGACTGGCGATAACCTTTTGTGTTTGGGTAATCAACATGCTCATCGGCTTCGAGGACATCACGGAGCGTTCATCCGTGTCCAAGAAAATGTAGTTCGCGTAGGCTTCCCACTTGTTGCTAGCCGCGGAGGCACCCCAGTGAATTCGGAGTTCGACATCATGATATTGCATGGCGATCAACGGAAGAGAGGATTGCCAGTTTTCGCAAAATTGAAATCGGAGGGGATAAAATTGTTCTCCCGCGCCACCACGGTAGATACCACCACCGACAGACTTAGACGAGGACGTCGCCAAAAGTTCCGGCGCAATCATCGTAGAGAACGTAGAATCTTGTTCATCGATCAACTGTCCACCAATGAACAGTTCGACCTTGGAAATCTTGGATTCCCAATCGGTCACAGTGGCCGCTTGGGTACCGTTGGAGTGAATGGGGGCAAGGTAAACGTAGGACAACATGTCTCCCTTTCTCTCGAAGCGAATGGAGGACATGCCATTGTTTTGGATGTTGCCTTGTATGACCTGACGTTCACAGGACTGAGAAAAATTCGTCGCACGTTTGTACGTAGAGCGGAAAAAGCTGACTTCGGGTTGGCCGACCAAATGGGCATCTTGAGCACCGACGGCCACTAATTGTGCAATTCCACCAGACATGATTTATATTATATGGAGTTTTTTATTTTGGCGAGTTCATCTTCGAGGGACTCAATTTTGGATATCGCTTTCTGGAGTGCACCGTACATGGATGCGTATAATTGGTCATTATTTAGGAACTTGACATCGTCGATACCATATTTTTCTCCGATTGTATTAATCGATTTTGGCATATATTCTTCTACTTCCTGAGCTATCCAACCGAGGACATTCTTATCCTTCTGATATTCGCTGAAACCTTCCAAGTCATCTCTCCATTTGAATCTTCTGAGGGGTATGGTTTTTACGGTATTATAACACAGATCGATATCCGCATCCTGGATATTTTCCTTGAGGCGGCGGTCTGACGTACTCGACCATGATCCACCTCCAGTCTTTGCTGCCGTACCCGTGACTTCTAGATCAAACGTTGGACTGGCAGTTTTGACACCCACTCTACCGTCCGTGACGAGCGAATTGTCTGTATTTGTAAATTGAACTGTTTTAGAAGTGGTATTGCCTGTGTTTGTTATTTGTTGAAGAGTATATGCCGTCGTTATGGCAACATTTCCCAATGTTATCTTTTCCGCCAATATATTACCCGAAATAGAAAGAACATTACTACCCGTATCTTCTATGAATAAATTGGAACCAACATCTAACGTGTGTATTGGGGTGAGATTAGCTATACCATGTGTGGGTGAATCGGATTTGAAACCAGTGGTTGGATTCAAGAAACTGATTGTATTTGTAAAGTTAGTACCTACATTGGATAAGAAACCACCGTCGCCTTCGTAAAAATTCGCTTGGATGCCTTCTGTTGCGATTAATTTACCCCCACTATTGAAACTTACGCTTGTACAATCGATGAGTTCTCCATCGGAGGCGTATCCCATGATGTTGGATGCATGCGTGCGGGCACTTAATGGTTTAATATATGTCGCATTTGGTCTCGATGTTTGGAGTGCGGTCACTCCCGCGTTTATAGCGACCGTCGATGCATGTTGATTCGTAGATCCCGCGTAGTAACCGAGTGCGACAGAATTCATTCCCTGACCACTTTCTCCTGCATGGAAACCCACTGCGATACCACCGACTCCTTGTCCGTTGTATCCCGCATTGGACCCTATCGCAACGGTAGCGTTATTTTGACCCAAGTATGCGGCTCTGTAGCCGATACCTATGCCATATGCCGACTGGGCTGTGCCACCCGTCCCTTCGCCGATGGCGACGACGTATGGCTTTTGGCGAATGTTACCTTCGAAACGAACATCTCCATTCGCGTGAAGAACTCTACCTGGGAATAAAGCATTTGTACCTATTCCTACATCACCAGTAATGATAGTTTGGCCATTTACCGTTGCCTGTGTAGCCGTGAGACCCGTGGTGAAGAGTTTGTTTGTTCCTCCCGTACATGCGTATCCATCTGACATCAATTTATTTACTGGTCCGGATCTGTTGAAAACAAGTCCATCGGTCGAGTCATATTTCATCTGTATTTCATCGATTCGTAATCTTTCGGTTATGTGGAGTTGATCTTGGGGTTGCGTGAGACCAATACCAACCGAACCATTATTTATAATGGTCATTTTAGGGGCATCGAAAGTTCTGCTCTGTTCTCCGGCGAGGCTCGACTTCGTATCAAATCTAATTTCACCCGCACGCAAACGAATTCTATCATCTGTATTATCACCCTTGAATAGTAAAAGTTCGGACTTAGAATTAGTATCAGGAGTAGTTTCATTATATACACGATTTTCGATCACCGTATCATCAAAAGTATTATCACCCACCGTGCCACCGAAATATATAGATTTTGGGCCGACCGTACTGTCATTCGTACCCACATATACATTACCGGAAATGGCGAAATCACCCGAATCATTGATTCTGAATTTCTCTTGATTATTAATCATAAACACGTGATTGTACAGCGAAGGCACATTATAACGTAAGTCTCTGTTAGCCTGTCCCCCAAGATTGAAGTTAACTGAATCGGTACCGGCGTCATATAATTTAATTTTTGTACCGGAATTCCCTAAAAACTCCAAAAACGAACTCCCTGCAACCTTAATACTACCATTAACATTCATTTGGTAATTAGAATCTGGTTGTGCCCCGACGCCCAATTTACCACTCATATACATATCTCCACCGCGTTTCAATTCAAAACGATCTGTGATAGTATCCACACCTCCCCCGGAAGAATTGACATCTCGTACGATAAAACCGGCATCGTTCGCGTCGTCGTGGAAGTCTAACGCCAATTTAATCGCATCACTTCCACCGACTTGTCTCAGATATGCGAAATCATTTGTACTTCCAGCTTCACCAAACGACACATATGTTTGTGTTTTGTTGGCTGCTTCTACATCTGCCGAATTTAAATTGGCATCACTCGCGTCTAAGTGTATGTGTCCTTGTACTCTCGCGTTACCGATAACGTCTAGATTATACCCGGACGTTGGTTGTGTCGTTCCTATTCCCAACTGACCCGCTGTTGTTAATACCATTTGCGCCGCTCCACCTGTTCCCTTATTTAATGTGTTATTGTGATGTACTCCACCCTTGTACCACGCGAAATTACCAGCAGATCTAAAGTATTGTGTATTTGTTTGATAACCTATACCATACGCAGCATTTTCACCGTTGAGTAGATTGATTTTCTGTCTTTTATCGCTCCCGAAATGCTGGAATGTACCAATCTTCAAATCCCGTGCCGTTTCTACGTTTGCTGTCGGTTCGGTAACACCAAAACCAACTTGTGCGTATAAATTACTATTAATCAGGGTCATGGCTTTGAGTTCTGGTATAGGTTCTCCTCCGGATGCTACAATGAAATCAATGGCACCCTGTTCAGCACCCGGAGTGGGTTCTTTATGGCAGTATGATCGTATCATCGAATAGGCGTTTTCGTTATTTTTGTAGTTTGAGTACATAACCTGACGCACTTCATTTAATGTAGAGTTCGTACTCGCATCCCGGCGTTTGAGTTTAAGTGCATCAACCGCGCTACCGGCGGTGATGGGACCCGATTCAATTTGAACGGCTGCATTTGAGTGTGTCGTACCTATGCCAACATTGGAGGTCTCCAGATTGATCGAAATAATATTAGATTCTGATCCATCGGCGTGGGCATTGCCTAAATGGAAGGATCCGTTATTCACCTGAATGAATGCGTTTTGAACATTATCCGTCTCATCAAATCGTAACGTGGGATGGACACTTTTAACTCGCGCATCTCCATCAACTTGTAGAGTACTCGTCGGTTGCGTGGTTCCTATACCCAGTTTATTTGTATTTGTGAGAACCATCATGGACGAACCCCCGGAACCGGGGTTAAATTTATTTGCGTGATGGGTACCACCTTTATACCACGCATAGCCAGCACCGGATCTGTAATATTGCGTATCTGTCTGCGTACCAATGGCATAGGCGTCGTTATACAAATCAATCAATTGACGGTTTGACGCACCAAATTTGATCTTTCCATTGACAAATACGTTCCCATCGACATCCAACGTTTCTGCGGGCACGAGCGTACCGATACCCACGTTACCATCCTTTGGTGCCAATAGAATATTGATATCATCTGTAGTATAATTATTTGAACCTTGAATAAACATAGAACCATTCGGACCAATCGATTGATCGACACCCAACCTGGCCGAAAGGCTACCCAGTGTATTTGTAATGTGGAATTGTGAGTACTGATCGTATGAAGCGTCACCAGTTACACCATAGCCCGTATCTGCGATAACTCCCATTCTTCCCGTCGAAGTTATGATATTACTCGTAACCAGGTTGGACAACGTATCACCCCATACCTTTTCTGTTGCTACATAGCTACTCGGGGGGACGACAAACTCTCTATCAACAAAATTTTCGCTTATAGTACGATTATACCACACATTACCGAAAGTTGACGTATCTGTATTTCCTTGTCCCGTCGTATGAACTCTGGCATCGCGAATGAGAATGGAACACCCGACCAGATCGGAATTGGCATTTCCGGGTCCACCCAATCCATTTATATTATCAATTCTAACGTAACCCGGAGGAACCCTGGATACGACATCAAATTCAAGATAGTCATCGGCCGTACCTGCCGTCCTGGCGTATGTATTTAAATTTCCGTCATATGCGTGCGAAACCGGGAAGGTGTTCTCTGTACCCGAATTTCCATCTAAGTGGGATTGTCTGGACGCACTAATTGTCATCAGGCGACCACCGGTATCATAAATTTTAATTTCCTTGAAATGTATTCTTGTTGTTAAATTGTCAGATCTATCTATTCTCACCGTCCAAGTGAGTTCATCGTTATATACTCCAAGTCTGGAATCTGGTGTGAGTACGCCTATACCAACGTTCGATGTGGCGGCCAGGGCCGTTGTGGGGTTCGAAAATTTTGTTGTTATGGTAGTTACGTTACCCAATTCGGATGTAACCGGATTATTTGTTTCTGTTATTTGTTGCAACGAAATATTGGATAGTGTTCGTCCATCACCAAAATAGTGATAAGCTTCGACGTTACCATATAAATGTATGTTCATCGTTTCACCGGTTGGTATGATATCGCTATCAAGCAAGGAACTGTTCGTGTATCCAATCGCAAACTCTTCGTGGGCTGGTGTCCCTGCACCGGTGTCGGGGAGGATGTCCCGATAAACCACCATCACGTTCGATTTCGCCATGGTATGAGGCCCCCGTTTGTATATCGAACCCAGATCAAATCCGAGAGTACCGGGGTTGTTATTACCAAACACCTGAAGTGGATTTTCAACGACTAACACCTCCGCATACACAAGTTGCGATCCCCCCACGACTTGAATACCACCGGTGATAGTAGTCTGACCAGTGATCGATAAGTTACCATTAATGGACATCACCGACGGTTTAGTGGGATCACTGCCCACCACTGGATAGTCATTAATCCATACATTAGACCCTATAGATAGTGTGTGATTAGGCGCAGAATTGGCAATTCCCACATTTGAAGTTGTTATGAGACCCGTCTCCGCATTACTAAAATGCAGACGAGAGGGTACATCTATAGATGTTTTTGCTATTTGATCAAAACTTATATTGGACAAAACACCACCATCGCCCAAATAGATTGATGCCGTAACCGTATCAGATCCCCGCTCCTTGACTTGGTGATCCCGGGTGTTATAAGACATCACAACATTTTGTGCCACATCTGGTGTCGTCTCCTCTTCCAGTTTCCTGAGGTATACGTTCGTAAATACCCCTGTGTTACCAATGTTCGGCATTATTACTATAATAAAGCAATTTAATTTTTGAGGATGGTATATCTTAATTTAATTGAAACTGAATTAAATTAATATATGTGTTTAATGTCCTGTCTATAAATAATTACGGGAGTTCGTATATAATTATTTCCGCGCGCGCGGTACTGACGTTCCAATTTGCGCTGCTACTACAATCGGTATTGGTGAGATTTCTAATATTTAATTTTGCGCCACTTGTACCCTTATTTGTTATTGTCGGATACAAAGTAAGTTGTTCATCAGCAGTATTGGTTATGGTAACGGAAAATATGAGTTTTGCTGCGTTGGAGTATGTATGACCGTATGTAAATGCGGTCTGACTGAATCTAGTGGTAGAACTTCCACCTATACTCACGGTGACCGCCCGTATAGATTTGAACGCAGAGCCACCCGCCGATTCGCCTATTGTCGTATTACCCTGAACTTCGAGACCCGTACCATTTTGGAGTTTGAGATCGGTCGATGTGAGGCGCGCACAAATATTCAAACTTCCGGCTTTTCGGATAGCAAATTCAAATAATCCCTTTTCGGCGTCGGTTGTAACATCGTTTGCCTTGGCGGTCATTTTTGCGTAAATTTTTGTATTTCCATTCGCATTCTTTCCAGAAAACTTTAATTGACCCAGGTAATCGTTATTAGCTGCGCTTGCGGAGTTTCTGTATAATGTGAATTCCGGACCAGCCAAACTCGATGTGTCTGTGCTCGTCATGGTAACGGCAGACCCGAGCGCACCCGCTGAGACATTAGATAATACACCACCGTCACCCTTGTAGAGACTTCCCGTACCAATTTCTACATTCCCCGTTGCTGTTAATGCCACGTTGGGGTTTGTAAATTGTATGGTATTGGACGTAACATTTCCTCTATTCGCTATATGAGATAGAGTATAAACCGCAGATACCGCCACGTTACCTAACGTGATCTTCTCTGTGGCTACATTTCCGTTGATTACGAGTACATTTGAACCAAATTCATCGATATACAAATTCGACCCCACAGCCAGGGAGTGATCAGGCGCCGAATTGGCTATACCAACATTTGCTGTGGTTATAAACCCGACATCTGTATTAGTGAATTGTATGGTATTAGATGTCACATTGCCCTGGTCTGAAATAGACTGTAACGTCGTCGCGATATTAGAGAGGAGTCCGCCATCACCATCGAATTGGGTCGCTTCTATGGTACCATCTCGAATGAACACATTCGTACCGATAGACAGTTGGTGTGTGGGAAGTGCGTTCGCGATACCAATATTCGATGCCGTTAAATTACCTGTTATATCCGCATTCGATGAAACTATGAAACCAGTTTTGGCGTTTGTAAATTGTATGGTATTGGACGTTACGTTACCCTGATCCGAAATAGACTGTAACGTAGTTGCTATATTAGACAGTAAGCCACCATCACCATCGAACTGGGTCGCTTCTATGGTACCATCCCGAATGAACACATTCGTACCGATAGACAATTGGTGTGTGGGAAGCGCGTTCGCAATACCCACATTCGATGCTGTCAAATTACCGCTTATATCCGCATTAGATGAAACTATGAAACCAGTTTTAGCGTTTGTAAATTGTATGGTATTGGATGTCACATTACCATGATCCGAAACAGACTGTAACGTAGTTGTGATATTGGACAGTAAGCCACCATCGCCATCGAACTGGGTCGCTTCTATGGTACCATCTCGAATGAACACATTTGTACCAATAGACAGTTGGTGCGTGGGAAGTGCGTTCGCAATACCCACATTCGACGCTGTCAAATTTCCTGTTATAATCGCATTCGATGAAACCACAAAGCCCGTTTTGGCGTTTGTAAATTGTATGGTATTGGACGTTACGTTACCCTGGTCAGATATGGACTGTAACGTAGTTGCTATATTGGAAAGTAATCCACCATCCCCAGAAAATTCTGTGGCACTCACTCTACCGTTGTCGGCAAAGATATTGTTACCTATGGACAACTGATGGGTAGGTTCTGTGTTCATGATACCGACATTTGACTCCGTGAATACCTTACCATACACATGTACATTCATGGTTTCGGCCGTAGGGACGATATGTGGTGTAAGACCCGTACTCTCGGTATATGCGATCACATACTTTCTTTCGTCTCCCATGTAGCCACTCACAACATTCGACCCCGCTCGTTTCATGATGTGACCAAAGTCGATGGTATCGGAACTAAATCCATTCCCTAAAAGAGTTATTGGATCTTTTACGATGACATTTTCGGAATTAATGACAGTGGTTTTTCCGTCATGTATTAAGTTCCCGGAAATAGACACATTTCCAGAAATATCAACATTTCCAGAAACAGTCAGGCTCTTTGATGTTGTAATATTACCATCCGTGACTATATTACCGGTTATGCTCGTGTCTTTGGCGACCGTTAAATTATACGCGGTCGATATATTCCCGGTGGTTTCCAAATTACCTGTAACGGCCGCATCTTTCGCGACCGTTAAATTGTAGGCGGTTCCTATATTAGCTGTAGTTGTCAAATTACCAGTGACAGCGGCGTCCTTTGCAACTGTTAAATTATACGCGGTCGATATATTCCCCGTTGTTTCTAAATTACCGGTAACGGCCGCATCTTTCGAGACCGTTAAGTTATAAGCGGTCGATACATTTCCGGTAGTGGTTAAATTGCCAGTGATGGCGGCATCCTTTGCCACCGTTAAGTTGTAGTCGGTTCCTATATTAGCTGTAGCTGTCAAATTACCAGTGACGGTAGCGTCCTTTGTGACCGTTAAATTACCAGCGACGGAGGCATCCTTTGCCACCGTTAAGTTGTATGACCCGGTGATATTACCAGTGGTTTCCAAATTACCCGTAACGGCCGCATCTTTCGCGACAGTTAAATTATAAGAGGTTGATACATTTCCAGTGGTGATTAAATTGCCGGTGATAGCGGCATCCTTTGCCACCGTTAAATTGTATGCCCCTTCGATGTTACCCGTAGTTTCCAAATTACCCGTAATTTCTGTATCTTTTGCGACCGTTAAATTATACGCAGTCGATATATTACCCGTAGTGGCCAAATTCCCGGTGACCGTCGCGTCTTTCGATACTGTGAGGTTACTTGATGTTGTAATATTTCCATCTGTCACCAAATTTCCGGTAATGGTCGCTTCCTTTTCTACGGTCAGGTTATAGGCAGTCGATATATTACCAGTGGCGGTCAGATTACCTGTCACGGTTGCGTCTTTGGACACTGTGAGGTTACTGGATGTTGTAATGTTTCCACCCGTCGCCAAATTTCCTGTTATGGTTGCTTCTTTTGCCACCGTTAAATTGTAATCAGTCGATATATTGGCCGTGGTTGCCAAGTTTCCGGTGATAGCCGCATCTTTTGCTATCGTTAAATTGTAATCTCCTGTGATGTTGCCGGTTGTTTCTAAATTTCCGGTAATGGTCGCATCTTTCGCTACGGTTAAGTTATACGATGTTGTTATATTACCGTGGCTGAGCAAATTTCCTGTGACGGTCGAGTCTTTGTTCACCGTTAAGTTACCGAGCACGATGTGACCCATGCATGCCAAGTTTCCTGTAACGGTCGCGTTCCCCGAAATACGCGCGTCTTTTGCCACGGTTAAATTGCTCGACGTGGTGATATTTCCGGTCGTCGCAAGATTTCCCGATATATCCGTTTCTCGGGTAACGGTGAGATTATTTGAAACCGTGAGATTCCCGGTCGTGATTAGGTTTCCATATATGTTCGCATCTTTGTGAAGCGTGGTATTATACGATGTCGTTAAATTACCAGAAATGACGGTATTACCGAATATATCAACATCCTTATTTGCGATGAGATTACTCGTCGTGACAGTGTTACCAGCTATATTCGCATCTTTACCAACCGTAAGATATTCGGTGGTAATTAAGTTACCACCAATTGTTAGATTTGATCCAATTTCTATTTCATCCGATACATTTAGAGTATTCGATGTGATTTTGTTTGTGATTATATTACCAGAAATCTCTGCGTTCCCCGACACAGTGAGATTACTAGAAGTCACGATATTTCCCGTGATAACGGCACCCCCGGCCACGGTTAAATTATTTGATGTTGTAATATTTCCGGTGACAACCGTATTACCTGTAATGGATACCTCTCTACCCACACTCACGTTTCCGAGTATATCCAAATTACTCGTAACGTCACCGGCTAGACTTAAATTTGATGAGATACTTACATTACCAATGACATCTAGTTCCCCGCTTATGAATGTATTACCCGTAACACCCAAGACATTCGAACCACTATCATCCACATATAAATTTGATCCTACATCGAGGGTATGTGTGGGTACGGACTTTAAAATACCAACTCTACTTTGATCATAAACAACAAACGTGTTTGTCTTATTTTCATTCATTAAAGAGAAAATTGTATCGGTATAGACAAATTTGAAATTTGAAAATGTAAAACCGAAACCACTAGTTATAAGTGTAAGTACATCACCTTTCATTAACTGTCTGGTAATTGAAACTGGCCCCATATTATCGTCATTCAGTAACTCAATTTGTGTTCCGTTTAATTTGACTTCGTATGTATTACCATACCCGGCATTACCGGACGTAACGGTTACTGTAAATATTCCCTTTGCGGGCGCAGTAATGGAGGCTGTATTGTCTGCGTAGTTTATCGTGTTCGTGATACCGTCAGTTTGCATCATTTTCCATTCATTGACCGAGAAATCACCATATACTCGCATGGACATTCCATTGGATGAATTATTACTGAACGCGATAACATTAGATTGTGCGGCGGTATCCGAATAACCAAACGATAACACATTACTACGTTCATCAAATACCATGGCGACGTTACTCGCCGCACCGGGTCGAGTGAGCGAAAGGCCTAAATCATTCACACCCAGTGTATTATCTGAACCTATTTCCAATATACTATCTTTGATTTTTAGGGTGTGCGCATCTATTGTCGTGTTACCTGTGACTGTCAGGTCCCCTCCGATAGAAACATTACCGGATCGTGTAACATAAAAGTTATCCCCGACATCTAATAAGTGAATTGGATTTGTATTTCCTACACCCACATTGGACGTTGTAACCAGACCCGTCACGTTATTTACTAATTTCATGGGATAGATCGAAACATTGGATGATACTAATACTTCATCCAGACCCGAAATAGAACCCGGACCAATATCCACGATTTCCTTCGTAGAATAGTTATATACAATTGTATTTGAAGTTGTTCGCTGTCCTAAATCATACCGTAGTGGTGCTACGTAAAAGGAGTTTGCAGTAACCATGGGAAACATCTCTCCCGTCGCATTGAGTACGACGGTGTTTTCCGGCTGGTGATCTGCTGTCCATTTACCTAACCTGACCCTTTCTGAGCGGTCGATGGTATTGAGATTCTTCACCATTTAATATATGAACGTATTTTAATTTGCGTAAAGGATCCCTGCCATGCCGTTATTTATTCGTAAAATATTGTAATTTACGGCAAAAATATCATCATCTATATCTAAATTCTCGCTCCATAATTTGACTGAATTTAATCTACTAAAATTAAGTGTTCCTGTGGGTTGTAAGCTATTCGTTTTTAAACAGAATGGGTATAAGAAAAAGTCTGGAGTTGTGACATTTTCTGTGTGATAATACGCACTCACGTCAATGTAGTGTGGTTTCGCATATTTCATGACCCCTATATCGGTTCCATTTACACTCAGCTTTATTTTGTTACTTGGTGATGTAAGAGCCGAGGATAAAGTTGTATTTGTAGACGCAATATATTTGACTGGATGATTAAAATATAATTCCTGAATTTTCTCTCCAGATGCTATGTTTTGTTGTACTTGTTGAATTAAGATATTCTGGGGTTCAGATGCGAGTTTTACTCTTTCTTCCTCTTCGAGATAGTAAAAATTCGCATGACATTCCCATTCATAATCGGCCGCACTGGCTCCCCATTCCACGACAATTTCAACTTCATGATAGGATAAAGCACAAAGGGGTATCGCAGATTGTGGATTCTCACAATTGAAGAACCTGAACGGATAAAAATACGAACGGGTACTTCTACCGCCATGGGCTCCATTCGCACTTCGTGTCGTATTTGTGGCCATTGTATCTATGGCAATTTTTTCACAGAAGTCGGAACTTTGTTTGTCGATGACGTGCCCTCCGATTAAGAGGCTGGCACTTTTAATTAAAGATGTCCAATCCGGCGAATCCTTAGCTTCGCCGTTTTGTGAGATACATAAATATACATATCCCAATAAATCACCCGTTTTATCGAAACGGATTTTGGATGAAGATCCACTATTCACTGCCCCCTGTATGGTTTGTTCTTCGAGCGACTGTGAAAAGTTTGAATGTCTCTTGTAAGAAGATACGAAATACGAGACTTCTGGGTTGCCTGTGATTTGTTCGTTTTGCGAACCCACAGCGGTCAATTGTACAATTCCAGAAGACATGTTATAATAACTAAAGTTTATTTTTTGACTAGAAGGGTTTCATATTTCTTTTCATACACGTAAATCTCATAACAAATACAGCATCCTGGACACTCGCCGGTGTACCATTTTGTTTATCGAGATCAAAAGTTAAGCGATCGAGCTTGAGAATAGGTGTAATAAATTGTTGTTCGATGTCGTAATCATCTCGGAAAAAAACAGCCTTTTGACCATTGGAAGCACCGTGTAATTGATGCTGACACATGATAGTACCGAACACGCTTTCTATATTGGAACTCGCCACCGCGAGGTCCGCCTTTGCCGTTTGGGTGAATGTGTTTCTGAGCTCATTTATCGTGATGTGGATACATCGTTGGGCATCACCATTCGTATTGAGGGAGGCCGCCATTAATTTAGCTTCTACCACATTTTCGAGGGGTTTGGGTAAGAATGCTACAAAGTCGGTGTTCGTGGCATGGCTTAAATTATCCACAACCACCGTATGAGTTTCATATTCCGTATCGGGCAGTGTCATTGTCCTGTTATTATTATACACTTAGATTAAAAGCCCGCCGATTCCATCCACGATTTCATATTTGGAACTATCCTCGACTGACTTTTGGTCACCACACACACCACCTGGTGTCAAGGTCTCTCTGTTACCTCCTCGTCGGGTGTAGTATGCTGATTTTTTACCGGGACCGGGAATGCATGCAATATCATCTTCGAGGGCATTTATCGTTTTGTCACCGACCGGCTTAACGACGATCGGTCTCGGCGAATAAGAATCTCTTTTTCGATTTGTAATATATAAGACTATCATCAATGATACTAATCCAACAATGACCGCAATTCTAACTCGCTCTGGGGTATCCATATATAATGACTCGATATTATATTTTATTATAAAGTGCGTTAAAGATAATTTAATACTTTCAAGTTAAAGAGTAGATGGACGAAGAGATAACACTCGATCGTGGAAATGCTACTGTAATGAAATTGGATGATGATGAACAGGCCATCATGGATGAGATTCAGATTTCGGCTCCGAGAATTCAAAAACCCAAGAGACCACAAAATTTCAGACAACCGGGGAATGTCCCTTCCTCGGCTCACCAGGAAGCGCTCGACGCTTTTGCCAATCCAAATAAACAAACCGAAATGCCACGAGCACAAGAAGAGGAGATCGATTATGGTGAAGATCCTATATTCATGGGAGACGATGACGCATACGGAGGAGGGGGAGGGGGTGGTGACTACGGTGGCCAGGAACAAGAAGAGCGTCCATCTCCGAATTTTGCGACCGTAGATGACGAGAAGGCCGATCTCATGAACAAGATTGCTAGATTAGAGAAAAAGGGATTTTCGGTAAATAAACGTCTCACGGCGTATTCGCCCGTAGATGAACTCCGCGCCGAGGTGAAGCGGGTAATGTATTCTATTGAGGTGGATCAATCGGTTCGCTTTTCCAAGCGTATGTTGATTGCGTGTGTCACGGGTCTCGAATTCCTTAACAAACGATACAATCCGTTCGATCTTCAACTCGAAGGTTGGAGCGAATCAGTGATGGAAAACCAGGACGATTATGATACCGTTTTCGAGGAATTGTACGTTAAGTATCGAACGAAGATGCACGTCGCTCCGGAAGTCAAGCTGATACTCATGCTTGGTGGATCCGCCATGATGTTCCACTTGACTTCTACAATGATGAAATCCTTACCAAATATGGGCGATGTTTTGAAACAAAATCCAGAGATGATGAAAAACATGATGCAAGCGGCACAGAATATGGGGAAGGCGCAAACATCGGCGCCGCCGGCTACACAAAGCCCGGAGATTAACGATACCTCGTCGGGTGGTCAATACGAAATGCAGGGACCGGGCATCGATCTCGGAAGCCTGATGGGTGGTATGGTTGGTCCGCCGTTACCGGTTAATACCAGTCCCATGGAAGCCGCGAATGAGACCACCACCACGACGACCAAGATTCCTGTCGCGGAAGATGATATCTCCGATATCGTCTCCATCTCAGGAGAATCGACGGGCGGTGAAGTCAAGGAAGTTGCTGTTTCGGCACCGACCAAGAAGCGAGTTCGAAGAAAAAAGAAAACCGAAATTAATCTCTAAACCTAAAGTATGATAGGGTACGCTTTCATTGAGGAAGAGGAACCATCGACACCAGAACAAGTCGAACAAGTGTCTAAACCTGTCAACCAATCTGACCCAAAAGGTTTAGAAGATACTGAATGTAATCATTTGGTACTATTCTTTATTTTAGGCGTTGCGTTGTTAGCTGCAACAGATAGGTTGCACTAAGCACTACTTAAAATAAGATGTTAATTTCACTTTTTAGGAAGTTGCGATAATTTAAACAATCTGTATGCCAAATTTATTGGACATAAACCGTTTGACACCTACAATATTTGGAAAACTCCAGAGATACCAACGTGACCAAAAACCGGCCCCGTTGATACCGCTCATTTTCCAATCCTCTGTATCACTCCTATTGACGTTTAACATTAGGTTCTGAATTCTATTGGGATCACTCTCCTCTATGGTGCGTTTGGGTATTTGACCACCGTGACGAGATACGTAAGATCTCATTCGAGAAGGTGTTTTGTGTTTTGTGTAGTCTGAATAACCTTTCGCACCAAAATCAACAGTTTTACCGTCTTCTAAGATCGCCCTGAATTTCTTTTTAGAATTGGGGCTGCGAACAATCCTGACGCGCATACTTATATTTTGTAAAGATAATTTAATTCGCAAATAAAACTCCCGCCATACCCTTATCTATGCGTAATATATTATAATTTACGGCATAAATTATTAGTTCTTCCGTCTCCGCGCGCTCATAACCCTTTTTCACGTTCCTCAATATGATTTTTGCGTTATCGAGCCGACTGAAATTGCATGTCCCTGTTGGTTTATAACTGGACGCGTCTAGACAGAAGTGGTAGGCGAAATACCTGGTGTAAAATGGACAATCTTTATCTTCGTCATATTGGATAATTCCAAATTTTGTATGATTATAATTCTGAACGATATGGAAATATAACGGACTCATATTCTCTAACAGCGGAGTTCCGTTTATTTGAATATCGGCGGATTTAAATGATAAAAAGTCCTTTTCAACGACGGCCTGTTTTGTCGTAAAACCGAAAAACAACGATTTTACGGGATGATTGAACTGTGAGATATCGATGTCATTATATCCATTTGTTGGAGATGTGTATGCCGTAGAGGTTGCTTGTGCCGCATTATATAATGCTAACTTGGTATCAACTATTGCTTGTTGTGCATTTATTGCCGTGTTATTTGGTGGGTCAGCGGTTTGTAACGCTTGCAATAGTGTATTGGCCTCGTTGTATTCGTTTTGTGCTTCTGTCGCCTTTTCCTCGTAATATTCAGTATCATCACAATCGAGTGTCTTTTTAATTTGTTGACACTGGGTGATAATAATGTCCATTTTCTTGTTCGTGAAACGTTTTCTTTCCTCGGCGTCGAGATAAATATAGTTGCCGTAGCACCTGATATTTTGAGCACTTGCTCCCGGTGCAAAGTCTATTTTGATCTCAACTTGGTGAAATTGTAATGCCACGAGGGGAATGAATGATTGATTATCACCGAAAAAGTAATGAAGCGATAAAAAGTTAGGATTTGTTGTCGAACATTTATTGTTAATTTCCTGTGATTTCGTGTATGTATCTGCGAGGTAGTTTTGCCATATGTCACTACTATAGTCAAAATCATATGAATCAACCTTCTGGCCTCCTATGTAAAGGGAAAACTTAGCCCCGAAGAACGAATTCAATAGATCCACCCCCTCGAACCACACTGCGTTTAACAAATCTCCATAAACTGGTATTATAATAGAAACGTCTTCAGTAGATATCTCTTTTATAAGCTTTGGGGCTTGTGAAAAATTTGTATGTCGTTGATATTTTAAGTTAAAAAAACTCATACCTTCTGAAGTTGTTAAATACACATCTTGTGCACCTTTGCTTACTAACTCAACCAGAGCACCGGACATCGGTATATATTTATAATGCACATTATAAAAACAGACACTTTCCCTGAGTGAATGTGGAGGACGTTTCCGCATCATTGGGTTTATTTAGATTTGTGGGCAAATTGAACCCTCCCTGTCTATACACTTTTAATCGTTTGAAGTACATGGCACTTAGAATCGACCAAGTATCATGAATATCATAAATATGGGGATTGTTTTTCTTCCCTGCTGTCTCTCTCATTATTCTACCTATACTTTGTGTAATATCAGATTTTGGTGTTGCCAATATGACTGTATCGAGTGTTGGTATATCTAAACCTTCATGTGCTTGACTGAATGTGGCGAATATAATCTTCTTTTTGCTGGATTCCTGGAGGTCCTTTTCCTTCATGCCTCCCATGTAAAGTCCCGAATTCTTAGGAAAGCACTGATGTAACATCTGACAATGGAGTCGTCTCTCACTGAGAACCAGCAACTGTCTCGTACCGGATGACGCCTTTTTAATGAGTTCAACTAACATGACGTTCCTTTCTCGGTCTTCGGTTAGGTTTGTTACCATCGTGGGGAGGGACAATTTACCAAAGCGGGTACACGGTGGAGGATTTTCATAATACGGCGATTTATATATGATCGGGAATACATCCACTTGATCTTGATTTTTCCTCTCTATGGAAACGATAGTCGGACCCATGAACCAATTCAAAACCTTCGTGAGACCATCCTTTCGATTTGGGGTGGCAGAAAGTCCGAAAATGTGTTTGGGACACAGTTTGAATAACGATTGCGAAAAGGTTCTGGCACATATATGATGAGCTTCATCTACTATCAATGTACCGATACTCTCAAAGTCTTTAAAACTATATTCTCTTTGTGTCAGGGATTGTAACATAGCGATGACGAAATCGTATCCTTCTACTTGTATCTTATCTTGTTGTACTATGCCCACCGATGAACCCGGACAAAATTGATGTATTCTTTCTCTCCACTGATCCGCCAGAAACTGCTTATGAACTATGATCATTGTTCTGTATCCCAATTTACTCGCAATAGCTAACGAAACGGTGGTCTTGCCATACCCACAGGGAAGGGAGATGATACCTGAGCCTCTTTCAACAGCCCTATTACAGCTCTCAACCTGATGGGTTTCATTTCGAAGTTTTCCGCTAAAAACGATAGAAGCCCTGGCCGGTTTCGGTCGTCTGTCTTCTTCTGGAGCTCCCAGTTTATCAGTTCCGTAGAATCTGGGAACGCACACTCCATTCTTAGCTGGTTTAAAAACTTTAAAAGGTGGCGGGGGGAATCCGTATTCATTGTTACACAAAGGTCTTACTGTTAATTCCCTTTTTATTTCCTGGAGTCGATCGCCGGTGATATAACCTGTGCGTGTTAAAACCCCCATCGCGTTATTAGTTTAAAGAATAAAAACTTTATGTATAATATAACATAACATGCCGATTCTCAACGTCGAGGAGAACATTAAGAAGATGACCGAAGCCATTCATAGCATGACACAGGAGGTTCTCCGATTGGAAGGTGCCTTGCGAGTTTTCCAAGGATTTAAGGAAGGTGGTCTCGAGGAAGTCGAAATTCCGAATGTTCCGGAAGGTGCTACTCCGGTGAATGACGACGGTGTCCCGCCGACCATTCCCGAAGAATCGGAGGAAGAAGTTACTGAAACGAATTAATTGAATCCGCCACCCAAGAATATCCCGAATGATTTCCAACATTCCACACCCCCTTAAATGATATATCAACTTCTATTTCATCATTCGTTACAAGAGATTGTACAGGTTTTGAACCTATAACCTTACACATGACCCTCCTATAACGAAATGGTATCTTTATGGTTAAAATCTTCCCATCTAGGGGATTGTCTACGATAGAATTATTCAATCTATGGATATTTTTGTCATGCATACGTTGAATAATTTCGGACGTGGTTCTAGACAATAGAATTCTCATGTACTTTTTGTCGTTATGTTCATACATCGGTTGATGAACGTGACACAAGAACTTCATTGTTTTCTATTCTTACGTATTCCGTAAGCTATAAGTATTATTAATGTGAAAAGTAAGACATGTGACATTTTTAACGGTCTGAGCGCTTTGCGCGTCCCAAACGTTTGGTGACAAAATGTTCTTCCCACTTCGGTTCCACCTTCTATACTAGAGTACGGAGTATCTCTCGGAGACATTAATCCACACAGCGCAACCTTTTTACATTTCCCAAAATATGGAACTTGTCCATGAACGCTCAAAACACCCGACGATTGATTGATTCTCCACTTTTCACCAGTCCATGTGGATCCCCAACTGAATCGCATATTTTTAGGTTTAGGGACGCCAACCTTTTTGAGTTGCTTCCATACTTCCTTTAAAAATGTATCCGGGTCTGTTTTTAATATTTCCTCGGTGAGCGTTACCATTGTACAAGATATAGTTTTACCGTCGGATAACACTACCGGGTAAAGTTTCCACGGAGTATGCATCGAGATATATAAATCGTCTTCTATCTTTATGGGTTGATCGTAATCCAGTAACACATTTATGGCACCATACGCACTTTCGCTAATTTGTTTTACTGCCGTAGCTCCCCAATTATCTCCTATTAATTTGACAGCGGGTTCGTGATCTATACACATGACCAACATACCATCAGATATTTCCGTACCGTCACTAAACGCCCCTATGTATGAATCGTCACCATATTCAACTGTTTCGAGTGTTTTGTTAAATTCAAATTTCGCACCCTTTTCTATTAATGCTTTTTTCATAGCTTGACCCATAACTAAACCAGATACACGTTGTGTGTATTGTTTGGAAAGACTCACATGATCAAAACTACCCATGAGGCCAAAAACCGACATCGTATCCCATCCAACGCCATCAATTTGATGTGTCATCGCACGAAGAACCCTCTTTCCAGATTTGGACATGCGATTTTTTGTGGCGTCCTCGAGAGATATCTTCTTATATCTATCCGGATTGATCATGGCCTTGAGATAGAGATCTCCGAGAATCACGTAATCTTTCAAACGCATATTCTGTAGGATAAATGAATAATCGTAATAATTTCGAACGAATAACGTGTCCCAATTTATACCCATCTCCTTGAGAGAGCTTTTAAAATTAACATACGATCCAAATGCTAATTTATGAGAATGCAAATCCCTGTACTCCGTACTCGGTTCCCACCACGAACCACCCGCATCTACCTTCTTGTCATAAATTACCACTTCGTGTTTTGTAAAGTTGAGAAGTTCCCACGCAACCGACATACCGGACGGACCGGATCCTATCACGTGAATTCTCATTCTAATGTATAGTTATATTTTTTTTAGATGAACCCCGTCTTCTTGCGCTCTTCTGGGGTCTTAAAAGTATACAAGATACCTAAGAATATTAAGACCGAAACCAACGCAACTTCGATGTCCTGACTGGCGGTGAGCGCAATCATCATGAGGGAGACGAAACGGAACGTCTGACTGTCAAATAATTTTTGGACGTTCTTGGGAATGGTGATCGCGTTACCGGAGAAAAGACCTTGGTAAAGCACCAACAGAGTGAAAACCAACGGGATTCTGAGACCACGTTCAAGCGGCTTGGACACTGGACCGAGGAAGTTCTTGGGGATAATCATTTTACTATGTGGAAATATTTTATTTTAAATAAAAACCTATTCATACTATAGGTATGGTTATACAATCGGGTAGTTTGAAAATTCCCTCCCTGCCAGTTTTACCACGAAAACCGTCAAAACAGAAAATAAAGACCTGGAAATTTGCCGGTAGATACTTGTGGAAATCTAAAACAGTTAAAGATCAGGGAGAACTGGGTAGATGGACGTGTAATGAGCTTATTAAGCTGGGACCCACATTTGTAAAATTGGGTCAGATTGCTAGTTCCCGTGGTGATTTATTTCAACCGGAATTTACACGGGAATTAGAATCCTTACAGGACGCAGTTCCGGCCATGCCGGTAGAAGGATTGGTAGATATGAGCGATTTTGAAGATTTTGATTTAAAACCATATAAATCGGCGAGTATAGGTCAAGTACACAAAGCCACGTTAAAAAACGGAAAAGATGTAGTTGTTAAGATTAAAAGACCTAACATATACGAAATACTCAAAACGGATACAGATAATGTATTAGAAATTGTTAGGTTTTTGGAGTGGGTCGGCATAGATACCGGAACGGGTACTGGCATTGCTTTAGAAGAGTCTGTAAATTATTTATTAGGAGAGGCGGATTATATACAAGAGATAGATAACGCTATAACATTTAGAAATGGGATGAAAGGTGTATCTTGGATTAAAGTTCCCAGAGTGTATAAAAAGTTGTCAAACCAAGATAGAATTGTAATGGAGTATGTAGAATCAACTAAAGTAACTGAACTGACGAATACGAAGATCAATAAAAAGAAGGTATGTGAAGCCATAATAAATTCATACCTGATTCAAACCATGGATAAGGGATTCTTTCATGGGGATCCGCATCCCGGAAATTTGGGTATTTCCGAGAAGACCGGGAAGCTAGTCTTTTACGATTTTGGTCTCCTGATATACATATCCGAGAGACTTCGCGAGGGTTTTACGAATATACTTGTACATATAATAAATAAGGATACCACAGCCATAGTAAATGAATTAGTCGAGATGGGTGTAATCGTCCCCACATCTTCTGAATTATCGGATATTGCGTCGTTTTTCCGTTCTATACTAAATTATCTCGAAACTTTGGATGGTGGCGTGATCGTAAATGATGATTTTGCCTCTCAACTAGCGGAAGAAAAGCCATTTACTGTTCCATCTAGTTTTATATACTTAGCTAAAAGTTTTGGTATAATAGAAGGTATATGTAAAGAATTGGATCCCGATTTCAATTATTTTACGTATCTTGAACCTATGATACAGTCAGAAATAGAGGATGCGTTATCTCTAGGTGAAATGATTACATCTACCACAGAAATGCCAAGCAGAGTGAGAGATATAAGTACGGCCGTGTTAGGATTAGAAAAATCTCGAGCACAGATGAAGCGCATGATGAATAAAACGGGCAGAGAGGTTAGATTTGCGCAATATAGTATATTAGTGTCTATTCTTGCCGCACAAACTGAACACACCCTACTGACGATCTTGTGCGTGGCCACGTCTATATGGCTTACTATGTCGTCACAAAAGTGATATTATTTTTACATATTGGAAAACAACATGGGAAAATAATGACGGTTTAATTTACTTTTCAAAGACATCTATGGTTTCAACAGCCTTAGATTTCTTTGTTTTCGGTTTAGATTTAGATTTTTCGGTTTGGAAGAATTTTTTGTGGTCGTCAAATATTTGTCTAGACCGACGTTGTTCTTCCCGTGCGACTTCTCGCATTTTCTCTTGGATATTGGTGATATCCGTTTGTTTTTTCATTTTTTGACCAAACTTCTTGAATCTATTTTGAGTAGAGCCCAAAGTCCCACTCGCTGACGACGCAACAATCGATAACATTTTGTAGGTTAACTTGTGACAACATTATTTTTCTCGTCATGTTTTTTCGCATTCACCTTCTGTCGTCAGCTTTTCAAATAGGTTTAATTTTTTTAGCTTTTCTTCAAATTCCCGTCTTTCGCCGGGTGACGTCAGTGTCCCGCCATTTCGGATAGCTTCTATCTCGGGGCCGGTGAGCTGGATCGCATTGATTCTGAAATCCATAAACGCTTCCATCGTTATGGGTACAAGGTCTTTCACTAGGTCATAAATAGCATTGGCATATTCACGAATCTCCTGCTGCGCACCCGGTTCCATCCTGAGATGAAGATAATGTAATAAATTGTGAAGATTGATTTTCCAATAGAATTCGGTATATGTAGATTGGGGTAAGTTTCCTCTAGATTGTTCCCTACAACATCCGGATTCTAGAAGTTCTTCATATACGTCAAATGAATTTCCCAAATGTTTATTCATTTTTTGGGTGAGTTCTTCCGGTACATCAACCTCTCCTTCCGATCCCTGTCTATTTACTACCGATTGCGCTCTCATAACGTCCGGTTCGTAGTAGTCCCGAGGAACAACGGAGTACCGCGCAGATAATTCATTTATACTGGCAGTTCTGTGTCGCATGTGTTGTCGTGCGATGTAGATCGGCATTTTGATATGAAATTTGAAATCGACCATCTCGAAGGGGGTTGTGTGCCAGTGTCTAAGGAGATATCGAATAAGTCCTCGGTTTCCTCGAGATGTCTTTGTTCCATCTCCATAAGAGACGCGTGCCGCTTGAACGATCGAGGTATCCAAATCTTCCCGAGGCATGTGGTCAACGAGGCGTACAAATCCCCAATCCAAGACTTTTCTGAAGTTGTCATCGTCTTGCATATTTCTTCTATATTTTTTACATGACTTAAATCTTTAATGCTGTATAAAGATTTCATACCCGTTTGTATTAATAATGTCGGAAACTTGGATCACTCGTCCAGGTTTCGTGCGAGCATATCGTAGATCTTCGTGGAATAATGGGAGGTTCAAACATCCACGAACAAAACGGATTCCCAAATATAAGATCACGATAGAATCACCCGAGGGTATTGAATCGTTTGATATTGACGGCGGGGCGCCGATCCTAGATAATCTAGAGGATCAGGGGTTCAATGTTCCGTATTTGTGTAGAGTTGGTATGTGTGGAACATGTGTATCAAAAATGGAACAGGGGAGAATTGAACAGAGAACGTCGGGTATTTTGAGCAAATCGGAGCGTCTCGAGGGTTACATGCTTCCGTGTATTTCTCACGCAATCGGTGATTGCTGGATTAAGACACACGATGTCGGCAAATTTTCATTTAATAGTGGTGAATACGATTTCATCACATATCCCTCTCCTCCGGATGATTCAGATTCTTATTAAGATTTTATTCCATGTCCCGTTTTAGTTCATCTATATTTTTATAATATCTATGCAGATCTTTCATAAATCTTTTATTTTTTTCTAGTACCTCTACATCCAATTTATTTTTTAGTATGTAAGCTAAATTTGATTTAGAATATTTGGAATTCTTTTGATTTTCGTTTGGTTTTCTCGGGATAACTTTTGTTACTTTTTTCTTCTTCGACGTACTCGTAGGTTCGACTCTATTTACAAAACTCAATGCTTGCATGATCGTGTCGGCCAAATCATCCTTTTTCTTTGAATTATCAAAAATTTCTACCCAGTGTTTATTTACGTCATCTCGCGTTATAAAAGCCCGACATCGTTCGATCGATACTTTCTTGCGTCGAAGATATTGAGACCTACCCGGACCGGCAACGTCTGGTATTTTATGACGAGCATCGTATATTATAGTCTCGGCGGTAGGATGTTTAATGATGAAATATGCGTGTAAAAAATGCATAACCGAGACCATCTTCTTATTCCGATCCGGCTGTTTTTCTATTAGTACTATTTTGGGTTCGAGAACCCATGGTCTTTCGTCTAGATGTTTTCTTAAAGAAACATAGACACCATCTGAATGTTGTGGTGGGATACCGGATACGTCCCATTTAACAATTAAGTTTGATGTTTCATTAAGCATACACATAGCTAAATTTCTAATCCCGACATCAATGGAGAGAATCATTACATAAATATGTCTTTATCTCTTTAATATACGGCGGGAGGGGGTGCGCGAGGTCGGCCTTTAGGCATGAACTTCATAACGACACTCAATATAATGAGGACGAGTATGATCATGAATGGCATTTTAATTTTTTTCCATATGGGCCCGAGTATTTTACCCGCGACATTCATACCGGATTTTGCGACTCTACCCGCGACATTTGTCGCCTTATTGACTACACTTTTCGCCGCATTTCCGACCGTACCGAGATCAAGTTTCGTGATTTCTTCACATTTCGATATACAATGGGATTCACACCTACCTCCACCGATATCCTTGGAACACACGGGCTGGTCGGCGACCGCACCGGCCGCCTTCACTTCTTCGAGTGTTTTGTATTGGAGTTCTGTCGATTTTATCTTCTTTTGGTCAAAGGCGTCCCAGTTTTTGGGGAGGCATATACTCGCACACTCCTTGACCTTTTTATCTCTCTCTTTGTATTTCTTATCTAAGAACAAAGCGCCCCCGCCTATAGCCCCCGCGACTGCTGCGTATTTGAGAAGTTTTTTGTTCCTTCTGGCAAATTTGGCACCTTTCTTGGCACCTTTCTTGGCGAGCTTGGCACCTTTCTTGGCACCTTTCTTGGCGAGTCTTGCGGCCTTGCGTGCGGCTATCCTCGCCTTTCGCATTTTTCGTAACCTCTTGAGTTTCTTTAGTCTATCCGCCGAACCCGCCGATCTCTTGAATTTTCTGCCGGCACCCCCCACCTTGCGAAACTTTTTACCGAATTTCCCCACCTTTTTAAATTTCCCAGCAAATTTTGCACTCATTTTAAATTTTTTGCCGGCAAGTGCGAGCTTTCTACCCGCGCTTCCAAGTTTTCGAACTTTTCTACCCGCACTTCCCATCCTTCTCATCGCACGAGCCGCTCCCCTGTAGTGTTCGACCTGGTAATCTTCGGTACCATACGGCCGGTAATATTCTGTTCCGTCATTATATTCCTCGATACCCGAGTATATGTCGGTCATATTATAATAGCCTGAGATTTTATTAATTGACCGGTATTAAATTATCTTCCCAATCCCAGAATGTATATTCTCCCACTGGGATGGTGTGATCGGATGTGACGAGGCATGTCAATTCATCATCGATTTCATCGGTCTTTGTAGCTTTCGGGAAATCTTTGACCTCGCAATATTTGTTTTTATTCTTGATATAGTGAGATCCTGTAACACGTATCTTCTCTTGTAGATCTTCACTATAGATCTCATAATAAGGATCTGCCTTTCTTCCCCGGATTTTCATGGTCGCCGTGACGACGGCGCCATTACTCAACACGTCATCCAATTTGATATCTTTCATCTTAACGATGGTACCATTCTTGAGTTTGATTGGAGTATCCGGAGAAAAGCAGAATACACTCTTGAATGCACCCCCTACCGCATTTGCTGCTCTTTTCGCCGCATTTGCTGCTTTCTTAGCCGCCCGTCCCGCCGCCTTCGCCGCTTTTTTGGCACCCTCTGCCGCTTTTTTGGCCGCTCTCTGTGCTCCTCTCGCCGCTTTCTTCGCCGCATTCGCCGCCGCATTCGCCGCCGCATTCGCCGCCGCTTTCGCTGCCCTCGCCGCCCCCCTTGCGGCTTTCGCCGCTGCTTTTTGCGCGTTTCTAGCTGCCGCTTTTGCCGCCCGGGACGCCAAGCGCGCCGCCGCCTTCGCCGCTTTTTGGGCCCCCTCCGCCGCTTTTCTGGCCGCTTTACTTGCCGCTTTAGCCGCGACCTTTGCGCCCGCCGCTGCGGCCTTCGCCGCTTGTTTGGCCGCCTTTGCTGCCGCTTTTACTGCTTTTTTGGCGTATTTAGCTGGTGGAAGACCTAAACCGAACGGATCGAGCACTTGATCCAACGCGGCGTTCAACATCTTTTTCGGATTTCCCGATAACATGTCCTTTGCGCGATTTTTTAATTTGTTTGACGCCTTGATAGCACCGCGGGTCACGGTTGTACCGAAAATCATTTCGGCAATTTTTTGTCCCTTACGTAATTTACAGTCCGTGAGTCTCCCCCCGACGTGTTTCAATCCCATTTTACTACACCACGAATTGGTGTATATACAAGTACCCGTATCGTGATTGAAGCGAACACCATGGTTATATGGATGTACTCTCTGTCCCGTTTTACTCGATTTTCTCGATTTTTCACAATTCGCGACCAATTGTCCGTAGTATCCACCAAGCATTACTTTTTGGGGAAGTTCTCGGTCGATCATGACGGGCTTTTTGGCAAATTCTTTAGGATTGGCGCGTCTGAGCGCGGCCTGGTTCGTTTCTCTGTAATGTTTTGTATATATGGCCACCATGGGCTGATTGTAGTCTTTTGGTAATTCTTTTGGTTTAAGAGCGTCAAAGTACTGGAAGAATTCATTACGTTTAGAATCGTTCCATTTTTTCATACCGACCTCTGATAACGAGACACCGACCGTCCCGGGTTTAGACATACTGGGGTACATTTGTATTTCGTTTGCCCTAGATCCCAGAGCCGCTTTCATTTTGTCGAAGATGAATTGATCCCGTTTCTTATATTTTGCCTTTGAGACGGAATCATAAACTTTGCCGAATACGTCTCCTGCTTCTTTTGGCATTTCAAAATCCTTACCCGGAATTGGTTCTCCTTTTTCATCGAGTGTTGCCGCGAATGCGTTACCCACCGCTTCAAAGGCGACTTGACGTTTTTTGGATTCTGCTACCGATTCGCCCGGTAATTGACCATCCAGACCCATGGCATCCATCACGTCTTCCATGAAGTGTTCTACCATCATGCCATTAACCTGTCCATATTCTTTGGGGAAAGCCTCCCCGACGGGGAATAATTGTGGATAATCCATACCCGCTTCGCGCATACCCTTCTCAACCATATATTCGATACTGTCACGCGTCGCCGTGTTTGTCGTGTTATGTGTGAATGAAGCATAACCACCGAGATCCATGATATCGACCGCCATACTCAACATATCAAATAACATCATCGCCGCACCGACCGGACCCGCTGATCCATACGCGGCCCATTTTGCCGCCGATGCCGCCAACTTAACCCCCACCTTTGCTACGATCTTTATAGCCATTTTCGCCAATATCTTCGCTCCGAATTTCCCGACTAACTTCAATACCATCTTCCCACCTCTCTTTAATAAAGCTTTTGCCACGACCGTTGTCAGTTCTTCTTTTATTAATTGTTTTCCCATATCCATCATCATTTTTCGTTGTGCCTTTTTTCTGTCTGCCGCGCTCTCCACGGGATCACAACATCCCGCATCATTTACTTCCCATCCCGGAAGACATTTGCCATTTACTGCTTTCTTGTACATACATTTCTTTTTGTCTTTGGTTTGTTTTTTCGCATTTTCTAATTGGGTGCGTAATTTAGCCGCTTTTGCTTTAGCTTTTGCCTTTTCTTCGCCTTCAGCTCTTCTTGCTTCTTCTTCGGCTTTCTTTGCTTCGGCCGCGATTCTAGCTTCTTCTGCTTCCATCGCTTTTAATTCCGCGGCTGCCTTCTTTTCTTCTGCTTCTATTTCCAATCGTAACTTCTTTTCTTCTTCGGTTTCTTCTTCTTCGTCGTCTATCTCCTCCTCCTCTTTAGAAGCTGTTTCGGCTTTGATGGCTTTTATTACTTCGTCTGGATCGAGTCCCACTTTTTTACTTTCTTCTTTGAGTTCATTTTGAGATTTATCCATCCGCTGCTTGAGTTCAGAGATAACTCCTTCTGGGGTCGAAGGGTCTGGGGCACCCAACGTTTTCTTGTATACCAAAAAGGCCACGAGAAATAAAAATAGTATCAATACCAATGGTACTATCATTTAATTAAAGACAACAATTTATTTTATTTCAATGTGGTGCTGGCACTGTGTCCATCCAATCGAAGGTGAGTCATTACAACTGCCATACAATTATGACTCAAAGCGGTCTAAGTTCAAATTGACTGGGCACTTTTGTTCATGGAACTGCATGAAATCATACGCGATAGATAAGTATGGCGATACGAGGGGTAGTAGAATATGTAGTAATATAGTGGTAATGAGAAAGAAGTTATTCAATGAGATAGGACCAGTGAAATGTGCACCTTACAGACACAGACTAAACGTATTCGGTGGAGACATGACGATAGAACAATTTAGGGAAAATTCCATAAAAAATCCTGAGACGAGAAATGAAATAGACGCCGAACCCATGCCCGAATTACAGATACCAATCATAAAGAACGCACAGAAGATGGCTGAAATTAGGAATTCGAAAAGTGGCAATACGGATGAACTGAGACTCAAGAGGAGTAAACCTATGAAACGGGACCAAAATAATTTAGAATCGGCATTAGGATTGATAATTAAAAAATGATAATTTGTTGTATTATTTAAATCATTCGTATTAAGGATACCCTTTACTCTTAATATGTATGATGCTGTTTATAGTAATAAACGTTTATGCTATTCGTTCTTCCATTGGAAGCTCGCCCGGCGTTCCAAATTGGAAATTGATCGATTTGGATTGTTCTATTTCTTTATAGTCTCTCTTATCACCAAGATCGATTATACCACCCTCATTAACGAGGGGGTCTAGGAAAATGTATCTATTGGTTTTTCCGATACGGAGAGAATAATATCCCTTGTGTCCGGTGATACTATTGACAATTCTGAATAGATGTTCCGTGGGATAATTTCCTTCAACTTTTATAAAATCCCCAGTTTCCTTGTCTATGGGCCTAGTGAACATATATCTCTCTTTCATTATCTCAAGTCTGAACGTTTCGTTTAGTTCATCATCGTCAGTTTTAGCGGATATACTTCCATAGAGCGAAACGAACCCATCCTTTTCTTTCTTTATCTTATACGGACGACCCTGTCCTGCTAGGTACGTATACATGATGACTTCACCATCCTCGTCGGCGAGTTTCAATATTTCGTCGACATTCGCATCCTGGACTGTGTATCTTTCAAATGGATGACGGACTGTCAGGTAGTAAGTCACGAGTAAAACCAAAAAGGCGACGAGACTAATGATTCTTTCCTGTGCTTTCATTTTATATAAGGGTATATTTTAAAACATGGTATTTTTGTTCAACAACGTGATGACGGCACGTTCGCTATATGAGTAAAATGTAAGTGAGATGCCCAATTCTCTTAAAGATTTACGCATCGGTTTAATGATTTCTTTCCATTGTTCTATGGTAGATACATACCTTCTCGTACCACCACTATTCATTATTTTATTAGTTAAATTTCTATTATTCATTGTATTTTTAAAGACCTGAGCCACTTTATTCAAGTTTGGTAAAGTCTTCATAGGTAGGCTCACACTTTCCATAATATCTATGACATAGTATCCATTCTGGTCTGCGATGATATTTGCCTGCATGTGGGGATATCTACCCACATATGTATTTATATCGTTCATGGTAGGAAGACTAAACGTTTTGGGGGTTTCCTTACCTGCGGGATGTGTATGGTACGATATATACGAATTTAGGACGTTCTGTGGTATCGGACCCGTCTCTACTAACGATATTCCAACCACACGAGTCGGGGAACTGAAACGTACCCCATGAATGGTCCCATTGATATCAATTTTACCGGAAATTTCTCTTTTACGGTTGAACGAATCTTTGTATATGTTTTTTAAAGACGTAATAGTGGATTTTGGGAGTCTTATGTTAATTCTATCCTTACTCGCCGATGTAACAACACTCCCCATCCTGGTAAGATTCGTTCTTTTGTTCGTAGATTTAGATAATCCCGAACTAGCTGGTCTGGATCTCTTTGTGCGCACGGGAGTCCAATCCATGTTTTCTGGTGTTCGTGACATTCTTACTAATAGTGGAGTGAAAAAATTCACAGAACTTGATCAGGCTTGGAAGAATATCATTTTTCCACTTTTCCGTGTTCTTTTGGATTAGATAACCCTTCCTATATACATCGTGTTGTTCAACTAAACGACAAAATGATATATTTGGTACCATCTGAAGGTAGGTTTGACATTGAATTTCTTCATAGTCTCGTACCACGTTAAATAGGCCGTCCATTCTGTTTTTTATTTCCACGATGGTTTTTGAGCCGTTTTCATGTACTTGGAGTCTATCTATCCTACCGACGACCTGATATTTGGTACCCATGATCTCGCATACGTCGAGACTGTAAAATGTATCGTCCCGGATTAAATACGCACTGTCTTCGTCGGACGTTCTCTGTTCGTTTTGTGTCCCGAAGTTCGTATATAACGTTTTTTTGATATAGTCCTTTGCGGCCACTGTGTCCGGACCACTCAATCCAGATCTTTCAAGATCATAATATGCGCCCCTTAACTTTTTTTGAACTTCGGCTGTCGTATTGGCTTTGAATCCATTTGCGTCGTTTAATATTTTCTCAGTGCTTCCCATTGATGTAAGTACCCCCACCGCAACCTGTTCTTTGGTTTGCTTTTTACAAGTTTCGGGAGAATACTTGTTCCAAAGTTCGTTAATGATTTCATCAGGTTTTCTAAATGGATGATGACCTGTTGCCCCTGCGACATCACTTACTTTTATTATAACCTTATTTATACCGATAGATTTAAGTTCCTTCGTATGATTTTTCAAAAAGGGATAACATTCACCACACGCTCTCGCATCCGCTAAAGAGTTGTGCGCATCCGTAAATTCCTTATTGAAAATTTCCATGTACAAATTGATGAGTTTGATGGGCTTCAAAAACCTGTCTTTGTACATTTTGAGGGTACATTGGAAATCTAACCGTGCGAAACGAGACACATCCAGGTCATGGCGATACATTTCCGATAACACAACATTTTCATCGAATTTGGTGTTATGGGCAACCATTGTATTTGTCTGATCACCTATGAAATCAAAGAAATCATCCAACACTTCCGGGAGAGGCCGACCATGTTCGAGGGCATGTTCTTGTGTGATTCCATGTACCCTAAAAGCTCCTCCATCTTCGCCACCAACCAGGTACCCGTTTGGTTTCACCACGGCATAAAACGAACCAAGTTCCCGTCCCTTCGAACTGAACTTTACCGCGGCGATGGAAGCCATTCTACACGTGTCAAATTTATGAAGATTTTCGCGCGTAACGCTGCCGTTTCTAATTTTGGGTAATCCGGAGGTTTCCGTATCCCAAGCGACATATTGCATTGATTGCATCTTTAATAGTCAGTGATCACTGTCTTTATTATCTATTATGGTGATCGTGAAGGATTCTATCGTGTATTCCACCGACGACAGTTTCCGGTAACAAGAAATGTAATATGTTTTGAACTGTTTCTAATAAAGAATTCATGTTTAGTTTTCCGAGGACTTGTGGTCACTTAGGGGATTATTTACTGGTAGCATTGTTATTGTTATTACCCCTGTAGTTCATAGAGTTCGACGAGTTCGTTGATTTTCTAGACCTAATATTTTGAATTTTCGTCGATTCATTTTTATTATATTTAACGTTTAACTTATCTCTTAAATTCATAAATGCTAATTTAATGGCCGAATCGGTACCTTTCCCCTTGATATAAATCATTTTCGGTGTTTGACGAAATACGTTATGAGATAAGTATGCATAAATGACACAAAACATACCATCTCCACTTAGAGGTAGATAAATAGGATCTCCTTTCATCGTCTGCATTCTTATCGCCGTTAAAATCTGATAAAAATCGCCCATAAACTTAGATATTTTCATTCGATCATCTCCACTCACAGCTTGTTTCGTACTTATGTTACCCAGATAAGGGTTTCCATTTATCATATAATGATATAAATATCTACCTTTCGATTTGTTCGTGTCTAGCGTCTTCATTAATTTAGCTTTAACGTTCATAGTTCCTACAGAAACTTCATATGGAATTACATTCCACACTGATGTAACTTTAATATCATTGACGTTTTCGCGGTTAAGTGATATTTTATTTTTGGATAGAGTTTGGATCGGCATATCACTCCCCGGATCCATTATATTTGAAATGGATAAGACCGGTTGTAAGCTTTGGAATCCACCCTCCATCTTTGATTTTAATATACCTATACTTCCCCCTTTGAGATCGTCTTCTTGATCTATAGATACATACATAGGTTTCTTAAATAATTTGTCGTTTATTTGACTGGGTACAATATCTTGCGTATTTCTATCCATTTCCAAAGCTTTTTTAGTGTTTGTATCATATACCGTGATAATACTTAGTATATGTTTTTTCATTACTGATTCGTAACCCTTCGACAAACCCTTTCCGCCTTTTATTATATCAATCACCTCATTTTTGTTATTACCTTTTTTATTAAATCCTGCCGCCCCCGTACCAATGGTGTCCACTACCTTTTTGATGAAAGCCGTATATCTAAATGTTCGGTTTTCCTTTCCGAATAGTAAGTTTATAATATTAGAATTATTAAATTTGGACAGTGATTTATTTTCTTCATTTACGGCGAGTAAACCATCGTGCATCATATCACACCATATTAAAAATATTATATCCATTTTATGATTCTCACTTAGAGATTTTTTGTTTAAGGTACTACTTTTTGGGCTCATTTGGATACCCCTTCCTCCATTGCCTCTCCCGGTTTTAAGTGCCGCTAATTGTTTCTTTATTCGTATTTTAAATTTACTCTCCGGAATTTTAGCCAATTGTAAGACTCGTTCTTTACTCAATACACTTTGATATATATAAGTAAGCATATTTCGATCATCTTCTGGTTCATTTTTATTTTCATCGATTAATGACTTGATGTCATCCATTATGTGTTCTCGTTTCGACGCCGCCCGTTTCGCGTTTTTAATGCGATCGAACAGAGACCTAGTATTTGTATTTTTGTTGGTATTAGTGACACGGACAGTCTGAGGTTGTTGTCTTTTAGGCTTCTTTGCTGGTATGGGTGTCGGTTCGTATCTATTGGGTTTTCTTCGTTTTCGTGGAGTTAGCACTCTATTATTCGTCGCTACCGGTGTGGGTTTTTTTATTGTTTTTAGGGTATTTTGAGCCTTTTGGATCGTTTTTCGAATATTAAGTAACGACTTCTTGTTATTTTCAATTTGCTTTTTGCTGTTTTTAATTATACGAGTGGCATTGTTTTTGTTGTTCGCTGTCGCCGGACGGCCATTCCTATTGGGAATTATTTTTCTCTTCTTTGTCGCCGGACGGACATTTGGACTGGGTCGGGGTCCAGCGGTGTTTGGTGCGCGTTTAGTCGCCGGCCGGACATTCCTGACAGAGGGTAATTGTTGCTTTATGCGTTTTACCCGGTTCTTCAAATTTTCCACGCGTGGTGTGTATGGTCCCAGGTTGCGTTTAGTCGCTGTTAATGGGCGCAGCTTTGAAGTTATGTTTTGATTATTGTTACTATTTGCCGCTGATGATGCGTTTGAATTATTTTGGAAATTTAAGGTGGTTACAGAATCAACGGGGAGGTTTTTTGGTCTAAGATTTTTATTTCTTACGGCACTCATGACCTTCTTATATTTCCCTGATATTTTATATTGTACCTGAAAAATACCATTTTCAATCCTTTAAATCGAGAAGTGCCTTCGATCGCCACGCGATCACTGTATTCACACTCACACCCAAATCCTTAGAAATATCCTTCAGTGTGAGATGCTTACCGTAATAGTTTTCGAGAATGTATCGACTGACATCATCTAGATCGTCCAAAAGAATGTCGGGCTCTTTGTCGTAATATTCGGGAACATTGTAATAATTAAGTTCCTCGTACACCGGCGTTCGTTCTAGAGAATTGCGACATTTCCAGTAAATCCACGGATATGCGTATGTAGTGAATTTGAAACCCCTTTCCGGTTCAAACTTTTGAGCCGCCCGGACGAGCGCATGTAATCCTACGCTATTTAAATCCTTCTTCGTACGGATACCGCGTTTTCGTGGGTGAGCTTTATAATATACGTCATTTGAAACTTTATAAGCAAGTCTGATATGATTGGCTATCAATTCCTTCTTATAAAGGTTCATCTCCTTATTTTTACATTCTATACTTTATATTTCGTTATGCGAGATCTATGCTCTTATTGGGTTGCATTTCTACATTCATGAGGTCATACACCCATTCACCTTCAACGATTTCGTCTTCCATTAATTTATCCTTAAGTCTTTCCAATTTGAGTCTATTATCTCTCAAACTGGATAACACGGATTCATAACAGTCCTTGACGATCCCTTCTATTTCCAAGTCAATTTGTCTGGCCGCACTCGGGGACATGTTATTGTAGTCGTAACGATGGGTACCGAGACCGTACGTCGTGACCATTTCACGGACTATACGATATACCTGTGAGAAGTCACTGGATGCTCCGGTTGTTACGTTATCTTGTCCGTAAATAACCTCTTCGGCACCTCTTCCTCCCAACAAGACCTTAATTTGAGAAATGAGATATTTCCTCGAATAGAGTGCGACGTCCGCGTTTTCTTCGAGAGGTTGGAAAAATGTAATTCCACCGGCATCTCCTCTCGGGATGATGCTGACCTTTCTCACTTGGTCGTATTCAGGAACCAATACACCGATTATGGCGTGACCGGCTTCGTGATAGGCAACGAGTTCCTTTTTAGCGACAGAAAACTTAGAATCACCCTTGGATCCCACGATGATTCTTTGATAAACATCTTCGATTACTTCATTCGTGATGATACCTTCACTCTCTTCGACGGCTTTGATGGCACATTCATTCATTAGATTTGCCAAATCCGCACCACTGAATCCCGTTGTTTGTTTAGCGACTTCATGTAATTCAACGGTTTCATTGAGAGTTTTATCTCTGGTATGCACACCAAGAATCTTTTCCCGACCTTTCAAGCTCGGGAGACTCACTTGTATTTTCCGATCGAAACGTCCCGGACGCAAGAGGGCTTCATCTAGAACGTCAATTCTATTGGTTGCGCCGATAACAACAATTTGAGAGTCGTTAGAGAAACCGTCCATTTCCGTGAGTAATTGATTGATGGTTTGTTCTCGTTCATCGTTTGATGCGAAACCTCCGCTACTTCTGGATTTACCGATAGCGTCGATTTCGTCGATGAAAACGATACACGGTTGTAATTTTCGTGCGGTGGCGAATAATTCACGCACCCTCTTTGCGCCGACACCGACAAACATTTCCACAAAACTGGACGCCGAACACTGAATAAACGGAACACTGGATTCGCCGGCGATTGCTCTCGCCAATAAGGTTTTACCAGTACCCGGTTTTCCGGTTAAAAGGGCGCCCCGGGGAATACGGGCTCCGGATCCGATATACTTTTCGGGTTCCCGGAGAAACGATACGAGTTCCTCTAATTCGCGTTTAGCGTTATCGATACCTTCGACGTCATCGAAACGGGTTTCGACTTGGGAATCGGTGTCAAATTTCATTGTATTTTCAAACGGATTTGGCATACCTCCCGCTCCACCACCCCCGGATAATAAACCTCTTATGACGGCAAATATCAAGAGTAGGATAAAAAACATAGTGAGCGAATCTGACGCAGTCGCTTCCGTTTTTGTATCGACGGCGATGTTTGATTCGCTATTCATCAATATTTTCCACAATTCTTGATTCGGGGCTATTCGCGTATCCCCATAATTTCCTTCACTATCGAAGAACTTTGCCGTGCCTGCGTTCGGATTTATAACAACTTCGGGTATTTCTCCATTTTTAACACCACTGATGAATTCACTGTAGGTTCGCGGAGAATACTGCTTTTTGGTATCCTGCTGTTTTCCAATTTTTACATCCGGGGCACTGACTGGTAATCCCGCTATCGTTATCGGTGCGTACATAGTATATTATATTACACATAGATCTTTTAAACTACTTTATATCGTGCGAACGGCATTTTTTCTATTTTGTAATATTCCCTATATGCCTCTACTACTGATACATTATGGTAACATTCGGGCATACACTCCGGTATTCCCTCTTTTGAATAAAACGCCTTTTCACTTTTTCTTGGTTTAAAATACGAGGGATGGTGTTCGTATAACCACATTAGATGTTTTGCGCACGTATGAACTTTATTGTATCGTCTCGTGTATTCAAGAGACAAAGCGATACCAATTTTACACGCATACATGTAATTATCGATCGATGATGTGATCCACATCGTCATTGGGTGATTTACATGACACATTTTGTATCCTCGTCTCGTTCCGTTTTTGGTATATGGTGCGTGTTCTTCAACGTATTTTGAATCATTTGACAAATGCCACGCGGTGTATAGCATTTGACAAATTTCTAGTTGGATTTTTACGACATGTTGGTCACAGGAGAGACGGGCAATTTCCGATGGATCGAGCGACAGGAAAAAGATATTCATGACTGAATTTACACAGGATTGCGGGAGACTTAGGAAATAAAAAGAACGTCTTATTATATATGCTTCTTGCTATAACAGTTTGCTTGTTAGGTGTCATGATAGGCTCCGTTGTGTATATAATGTGTAACGGGGTAGGAGGGAAGAATTAGTTATCACAGATCCCGTGTTCTTTTACATATTTCATACATTTCCATTTTAAATCGTACTCGGGATCATTTACCGGTAACAGAGCTTGGAATCCCAAGTCTATCACCATAACTAGGAAATACATGGAGACATACAGACCCAAATACTCACAAAACGTTTTCATCATGTTTTTGTATGATGAAATCGATGATTTCGTAACACTTAGGCGCGCATTTTATAAAATGTAATACTTTTTAGACACCGACGGCGTGTGACCTATGGTATTCGCAGTAGCATCTACGGCCATTTTCTCATCGCCGTTATATTTCTTCAAATGCTTATCGAAGAGTTGCATACTCCCGGCAGTTCGTATATCTTTGATTTGTAGCGTATCATTCTTCATGATCTTTCGTAGTAAATCCCTGACTTTCGTGTGTGATGAATTCCCTGATAATAGGGGTTTGTTTTGTTTGGATATGGCCGAGTGTAATATCTTATCTTTCACTTCATACACGCGCCGTTGTCCGCTTTTAGCTGGGAAATCAAAGGTCATCGTTTCACCGTCGCGACTCAGTTTAACGTGCTTACGTTGAAGAGACATCGCCCCTAACGCGTCTTCGTTATTTCTCGAACCGGAACGAAGATATGCCGTCACTATCATTCTGAGTGTGAGTGCGTCGTCCCACGTCGGAAGACGTCTATCGGCTAATATCCTCGACGTGACACTCTTTATCTTTGCGAAATCTACGGTCGATGCCCTCGCCTTTCGTATTTTTCTTTGTTGATCTAAAAACTTGTCGTGGTAATAATAATGCTTTTTCCCCGTAGCGTCTATGGCGGTAGCTTGGAGTTTTGCGTTTGCTGGATACACCATGACATTTGTATAGACTGGTGGTATGGCTAATTTCCGACACCTTTCCTGTTCTGGTTGAGATACAGGTTTAGTACCTTTATAAAATACACCACGCCTTCGTGTAATCATATAAATTTAGCTAGTATTAAAATTTTTACATGTGGGATACACATCTAAAAATCCAATGCTCCTAATGGGTTTCGAACCCATGACCTCGGCGTGCCTTTATTATTTTTACACCATTCTTGTATATCTAAGATATAAGCACCGCGCTCTAACCAACTGAGCTATAGGAGCCTGGTATCTGATACGGGGCTCGAACCCGTGGCCACACGCTTAAAAGGCGTGCGCTCTACCAACTGAGCTAACCAGACGTTATAGCTTTGATTGTATTTTTGTCGCAATGATAGACCATGTGTCTTCACCTACATCGACGTATGCGACTATACTTTTTGGTTGTATTTCTGGGTCTATGTATATTTCTATATCCTCTCCTTTATGTTTCTTTTCGTGTGTATCATCCTTACACACATGAAACACAGAAACCTTATTTCCCGTTTTCCGTGTTCGGTGCATGATATATTATATGGTTTTGTTTTTAATATAATCGGGGTAATATGCCATCGGTGAATACGCACCTTGCGCAAATACGAGCGCGGTTGTGCCGCCGACGACCACGAGTGTCATGATCCATCCCGCCACAGTTTTAGCGAGAATTTTCTTATTTACCCCACCCGTTCCTTCCAATAGTGCCACGCCCGTGGTGGCACCAACCTGACAATGCGTAGTCGATAGAGGCCACCCGAGGCGACTACCCAAAATAACGATACACGCACTTCCCAATTCAATACACACACCTCTACTCGGAGTAATTTTACTTAATTTCGTACCGAGTGCGTGGAGGATTTTATAACCATACGTGGCGAGACCGAGCACAATTCCGAATGCTCCCATGGATAAGATCCAATAGGCGTCATTTCCGAGATCATTCTTTTTAGACGAGACTTCACCCGACTTATAGATTGCCCATATTGTACCGAATGGTGCGATTGAATTTGCTACGTCATTGGCCCCGTGGGCAAATGCGTCACAACACGCCGTTAATACTTGCATATATCTCATAGATATTTCCGTTTTTTCGTCGAATACTTCTGCGTTATTATGAATATGTTGAACATCTTCGTCTTGATTTACAATATCCGCACTTTGAACGTTTAATGAATATCTGAGATAATGTATGATTCGTTTGTACCATCTCATTTTTGAGTATTCAATGATAGGTTCGATTTCTGTAATTTCACTGGTGTTTCCGAGATCATGAATTTTTAGACTGTCGTTATATATTTGTTCCGATTTACGCATTATATAAGGTGTGGCAGAGTAGGATAATATTCCAACTCCACCACCAGAACCAAATGCGATAACGAGCGCTTTCCATAAAACTATATCATCAAGTTTTAAGAATTTTGCGCCCTTGTAAATGATAAAAAATATATTAATACACACCGCCATTCCGAATATAATGGGGAATGCCCATTTGACTCGTTTGAACGAATCGTCACGACGGAGGACTGTCGCACGCATTATATAGAACATAAGCGAGGCAAATACAGCGGAGAATACGGGTGATAATACCCATGAGATGACAATAGCAGAAACGCCACCGACGAATGGAAAGTCATCCGAGGGCGCACTCCATTTCACACAACTGGAACCTCGTGCGGCCATTGTCATGCCTATCATTCCCCCGACACAGCTGTGAGTCGTACTCACGGGCATTTCGAGACTGGATGCCAGCACTAACCAGACAGATACGGCAAAGAGAACGCACTGACAACCATACATGAGTATGGCCGGGTCATGTTGGAAACATGCGTAATCGGCAATTCCCTTTCTCACGGTATCGGTGACATGACTTCCCATCAAAAGGGCACCCGAAAATTCAAAAATCGCGGCGAGCCCGACGGCTTGTTTAATGCTCAGTGACTTCGACCCAACCGAAGTTGCGAAAGCATTGGCGACATCATTCGCACCAATACCATACGAGGCAGTTAAAGCCAAAACAGCACCGAACCCAACTATCCATTCATAGTAACTTAGATCCATTACAGATATTATATATATTGAAATTCTATTCCATAAGTTTATTCACCATCGGAGTAGTATTCTTCCTCCTGGTTTTCAGTGTCATCGATATCATCTTCATCGACTTCCATGTCCATTCCTTCGTCCTCATTTACGTCATCATCCTTTGGTAAATTTTCTTCCAAATTATCTGTTTCTTCCATAAGGATGTCGTCTTCATTTTTGGTTTCTTTTTCTTTTTCCTTTTTCTCTTTTTTCTTTTTTGTTTTTGCGGCACCCAATCCCTCAAATATCGCTTCCATTTTGCTGGCAACTTTCTTACCGTGCTCAATTCTTTTTTCGTGCTTGGTGACCATGTTGCTAATGAATTTTTCCGACATACCTATATTTTTACACACTTGTACCCAAGTTTTAATGGGTTGTGGTTTTTGAGTTGAGTTGAGCTTTTGGACAGTTTCCATGAGGGATGTATCTAATTTTATACGTACTATACCACTTTTCAAATATTTTGGGACAACCCGTATGATGTTGGGATCACCCTGGATAATTTCCGGTGTCTCAAATTTTTTTATCGTAACGGTACTGTCCGGGATGTTCGGATATACCGGATCCAAACCAGCTGCCACGTGTGACTTGTTAAGTAAATTCAAATATACATCCTTCATGTAAATTGGTTGCGACCAAGGCTTGGTCGTGACGTGTGGTACTTTTGATGCATTTATGATATCATATAGCAAAGTCCCGGGCTTTATATCTCGCTTCCCCGTGTGAGGAAGGGGGTCTTGGCGAGCTCGGATAATGGGACGTTTATACATTATTTCCGACATTCGATCTGAGATTTTTGTCGTCTACACCTGACTTAGGAATAAAATTATCGAGTTCGCACGTGATGATATGTTGAGCCTGTTTCGTCACTAAACTTTCATACGGACCCCACAATTCGATAATTTTTCTAGATTTATCGTACCACATATAATTCATATTAGTAAGACGCGTTAGCCAATAGAATCTTTTTCCGGATTTTCCAATGAAACTGAACAGCGTATCTTCGTCGTAATTGGATACATCCATTTCTGTGTAATGAGACACGGGAGGTTTATACGGAGCCATTTTTCTTATTAATAACGTCTAGTTTTATTCTTTTATCTAACATGACTTCTTTCAATCTAACATGCTTTTGATTATAAAGTCTCTTTTTGTTCTTTTTGTCGTTCTTGGTCACGCGTTTTTTGGGTTCTTGACGATCCATCTTGAATATTCGATGGATTTATCCTTCTTAGGTGATTAATATTCACCTTTAAATTTTTCTTAAGAGCCATGAGAGCCGATTTTTTCATCATATTATAAAGGTCTTTGTCGGTTTTAGGTGCCATTACGGCACATTTTCCCATTTGACGTTTATAGTATGGTTTCAAATTTACCAATTTTCTTGTGGCAAACATTATTAATTTTATAATTCTAATTTTTAAGTTATATGGCTACAATCCCGACTCAGAATAGGGGAACATGGGGATGGAGCGACTCTGTTAGGAGAAGCGATATGACACCAACCATCGCAAGTCGGCCATTTAGCAACTCTGTGTCAGGCTTCCAAAAGCCCTGGACATATCCTTCATCTTTAGGATTCGCCGCTGTTCCGAGGAACGCCAAACTGGCAACAGCGACAGAAAGACCAACATTGTCATGGAACTGGGTACTGATGGAGTTTCCAGTCATAACCTCATCAATCACAGCGGAGGTGAAACCAATCATAGCAGCACGACCATTTATGCGCTCGGCCATAGAAAGAAAGTCATTGGGGCGCTCAACAGGTTTAAGTGGGGGAGCCCTAACAGAAGAAGTGGTTTTCTTCACAGTCTTGGTGTTCTTCGCAGACCTATTGGGTGCGAGGGCGGGCTTTGTGGATGCGTGGATAAGAAGGCTCATTTATGCATAAGATATGATTCGAATCTTTAATATTCTTTAATTTAATGTGTCTTCGTGTATAATGAAATAGACACGAATGATACTATAAGGACAGCTGCGACGAATCCAAGCCAAAATGTCCCGCTGGTAAATATACATTTTTCTTCATGAACCGTACTCTCATTCCAATCGACGGCCATTCATACAATAATGTTATGTTTTTATCGTACAGCTCCTGTCTGCGAAAATAATATAATACACCGTGATCAATGCGAGCGACAATAATAAGGGCTTCGTTCTTTTTGGTAACGCCGCCAATAATAAAACATTAACGAACAAAATATGTAAATAAAAGAATTGCGCATACTCTGGTACGGCTCTCGACCATCGTTTTATGTTCATGTTACCCGGAAAAGACACAAAGACCGCATTTGTTGATGTTTCTCTTTCGCGTGGGCCAAAGTTTTTGAATATTAAATCATTTTCATCCACTTTAATAAAATCATATTTACCGCACAATCTGTTCAGGTTTATCTGGTCGTCCTTACATCCCATGCTAATCGCATCTTTCATCATGAGTTTTAATTCCTTTGCGTAACCCATAAACATACCGGCATTTCCTACATGGGTGGATGTACAGGTACCAAATATATGATTCGTGATATGTTTTCCTAGTACCTGGGGATCTCTAGAAAGTAATACTTTACATTCGCACTGTTTAAACATCTTCGCGACATTTTCTATGCTTTTATTTATCTTTGTATCGAAACCATCGACAAATACGATTATATCCTTGTCGCGTTTGTTTTGTAAGTACTTCAATAATCCCTTCGATTTATCCGTATAACCATGCCATTTTGTACCCCATCCCAATACCTTCACCTTGACACCAAAGTCATTGTTTATAAGGTCTTCAAACATGCCAAATGATTTATTGGCATACGTAACAACTTCAACCATTGTTCTATATTTATACATTACATTTTAATGCGGCAAAGATTAACCACGCAATCACAACGTCTGCGGTGTAATGATCTCTCGTCGCCACAGACATGACCGACGTTATCATGGGCCATATGGGCCACAGTGGTTTTCCCACGAAATATGACGTCACTATATTGAATGCGGTATGTCCTGAAAACATGTGGTCATTACAAAACCCAAATGGAGGTCGAATTTTACACTCCTTTGGACTGGGATATGTAGTTACATATAGTGCCACACACCTAAATAAATACATCATTCCCAACATGAGGACCATTGTTGTTCGCTTATCTAAACTCCACTTACTCCACGACATAACAACAAAAAGGAGCGGAACCGTGAGCATTATGTCATTTATGTATTCGTATTTTGAGAGATCTGGTAATACATTGAAACCAACATCATATATTTTGTCACCCCTCGGTCCTTCGGCTCTCTTGGCTGATACGAAATATCCCATGGCCAAATTAAATATTAATGATAACAACGCAAAAACATATACGAACATTCTTATCATAACGTGACAATTTTTTTGGGGATGGATCTATCTCGGTACCTCGCGCATGCAAAGCGCGCACTCTACCAATTGAGGTATAGACCCTCTTTTGTGATAATCATTCACTGTCTAATGAGGTAATACTTTCACTTTCGCTAATTAGATCTTCATCGTCTAATTCATAGTCGGAATCATCAGCCGACTCATATCTACCGTCTAATGTTTTTTTATACAATCCGGTAGTCTCTAAATCATCTGTATCATAGAAGCCACATATCGTATCCTTTGGGATATGTTCTACGTTTATATTGAAATCATACGTATCGACATTTATTTTTCTCAGGAATTGTACTCCCAGGGTATCATTCTGCTCATATAAAACGCGAGCTATGGACACCATACCATCTTCGTGTTGGACATCGACGAGCATATTAATTATTTAATTATTTAAATCTTTAATAATATTAATGGATCATCTTAAAGAAGTAGGTATCAGCTTACTTCGGAATCGTCCTGTTAATGTCGGGAAAGACGCAGTTATGTTTGATATAGACAGTACATTAATTTTTACGAACGGTAACCCAAATAAACCTATAATCGAATTATTAAAGGAGGCTCTCGCGATGAATTATGTCGTAGTTATTATTACTGCCCGACCCAGATGGATGGAGTCGGTGACGAGGTATGAATTAATGAAATATGGGATTCCGTACGATATTTTGAAACTATGCGAATATAACATGAAGGGTGATATGAAAGAATTATTAGGTTACAATTTCGTTTTATCGGTTGGTGATATATGGGAGGATCTTACTAAAACCAAACATTGGATAAATGTTAGTACGTACCAATATTTATAATTATCAACACTTCCACCTCTTTCCGCAATTGAGACATGAAACAAATGTCGTCATGGGTTCATCCGCAGATCTTGTCTGTAATTGATAATACGAGGTCTTTTTTGACTTGCACTTACCACAAGTGAAAAATCCCTCAACGCCTCGTAACGCCTCGTTTTCTAGTCTTTGTTTTTGTAGGTCTTTGTAGATCTTATTCTCTACCGTTTTGGCATATGGTCCCTGTGCCCATAATTCATTTGGTTCAAAATTCATCAACTCTGTCGATTTAATTTTACCGTTTTTTACACTTTCTCTCAGACTTTCGGACTTTTTAAAGTTAAAACATAACGTTAGAAACTTTTGTCTGTATCTACCAATGAAATTTTCGTTATCCCACGCGGGAACATCCATGAGTGCCCTTGTACGTCGGGTCGTCCAATTGAGTATTGATTTCTCGAGATTGATACATGTAGTATTAGTCTCGGGAATATCAAGTATTTCTGATAACCTTCTGACCACAAAGGCCCTGGTTTCCTCCCCCATTTTTCTTATTTATATAAAAAACTACAACTTTAATTGACTTAGGCGAGCGGGCGACCTTCGAATTGTTTAGTGCTCGTTTTACACGCACTGAAATCCTCCGGGGAACATCCATCGAACGGACCGGATTGACGCTTTGCTGGGTTCGTGTTGATCGTGTCTCTCACATACTCACGTCTATACGGTTTGAATTTGGATTTTTGTTTTTGTATGAGGATCACAGCCAAGAATATAGCGGCACCCACGGACAATATGGTCCAGAAATCTTTGGGTCCTAATTTCGCAATCATATAATTTTTACTAATATTTTTTTATTGAATGAAACTAAGGCAAAGATGGTTTCAGCCGTCCTGATAAACGAAGGATTAAATGATATTCAAGAGATAGATCTTGACATTTCTCCAGAACGGAATGAAATTTACAATATTCTGGGCGGAAGGGCGACTTTCGTGGGTCAATGGGAACAATTAGACGTTGTTATAATTAAGAGAGCGAGTGATGATGGGAGTTTAAATTTAAATAAACTTCCGTCACCATTTTATGACGAGACTATATTCGGTCCTATACTATTAGTTCGTATGGACGAAGAAAGTGAGAACCAGGATTTTACATTACCCGAATATACAGATTTTAGTTTATTCCGACGGGATGTCTGATGAGGGAGCGGGCGGAATCCATGCCTTATGATTAAGGACGGCCTCTGCGTATCGCATTCCTAACGTGAAATGGACAAATGCCCATTCATAGAAATTCTCTAACTTGACGGGTTTGCCGTCAATACGAAGAGGATTCTCGTTTATTATTTTTTTAAAGTCTATTCGTTGATCAATATCTTTGAGCTTCATAGCATTTCCGGCATTCTTGAGCCACATAACATGTTGTTCGTTATTTGGTTCAAACGCATATAGGAATCTTTTTGAGCATTCTCCCTCGTCTGGTTTCTGGACTCGATTCCGGTGTGACATTTATATTACTTGGTATCTTTTTCTATAAGTTGATTCTTATCATCACCATTCATTCGAGTGAGTATTTTGTGTCTGAGACTCCTGATTTCATGTTTAAGAACTTTCATCGTCGAGTGCATTCTACATTTATCATCGAGGTACTGTTGTATCCACTGCCTTTTTTCCATTAGAACTGGTCTGGTTTTGATGTGCCATGTAGATAATTCAAATGTCATGTTTTCACATGAATTGAATGCCTCTATCAATGCGTCATAATCCTCAAACTTACCCTTCTCGATTACGGGCCGGATCTCATATAGATCTGAAATAAGCTCATCTTTCTCGTCACGAAATTCTTTGAGGAGTCTCAATTCCTCTTCGAGCATTCTTATGATTATATAAGATTAATAATATTACACCCATTTCACCTTCATGTTATACTCAAGTGTGTCGCAATACGCTGAAATGTCACCTTCACCATCCACCTCCTGACCACTAAATGTAAGGTTTTCCTTCCCCTGATCTGGAATGTATCCAAAATTATGAACATACAAAAATGATGCTCCTGTGTTTCTTGCCATTATATCTAGAGCATCTCTATTGTATGTCACAATGTCCAGGTATTTCTTTACATCCTCCGTGGTTCTTTTTATGTGTGGCTGAGGAGAAACAAATTTCACTAACCCCCGTGACATATCCATGTTTGGCCATTCTCCGTATTTAGATCTATATGACGATATATAGTCTATGAATAGTTCTGAAGTTTGGCGTTCTTTAAATGATAAAAACCTACTCTTGCCCTTTGGATCGACAATACACAGATGTCCTCCTGTTATGTTTAATGTTACGCAGTTAAATTCCATGTTAATATATGCTGAGACTTCTTTTTTAACTATATTTATTCTTGGTTCCCCCCGAAACTAAAATGTACACTCCTTGTTGGTACGTCCTGACGCATTGGAATTGGTCTTGTGTGGGGATTTTGGTCCCTTCTAATCGTATTATCGGCTACATTGGCGATTGGATTCACTTCTGGGTCATCTAGTAACGATTCTAATACACTTCGGGGCCGAAATGGACTTCTTGTAGGTTCCGCGAGGGGTCGATAAACGTGTTCGAATCTGGATACCCTCGCTCGTAATAACTCACGTTTCAATGTAACCAATTCGTGACGCAATACTTCTATAACTTCCAGTGATTCTAGGTAATCATTCGTCAAGTTTAATAAATAAGTATCTTTACTCGTGTCTCCCGAGGCGTATATCTTTTTCAAATTGTTACATACATCAAGATACACCCCCTCTGGTAAGGCATCTCTGTGTTCATCTAGAGTTGACATCACATGCCGGATTGGATCTGTCATCGTATATATTAACTATATATTAATTTATTACTTTAATATAATACATATGAACACCCCATTAACCTCCGGTCAATTTAGATATTCTCTCTCATTACAGTCCCCAAAACCAATCGTAGTTGTTACGGGTCCGGCGGGCACGGGTAAAACTCTATTGGCATGTGATTTTGCCATGAATGAGATATATAAATATAATCAAGCTCGGAGAGTTTTATTAACTAGACCGATTGTGGCAGCGGACGAATCAATTGGATATCTACCAGGGGATGTTGATAATAAGATGGAGCCATGGACCAAGCCCATGTACGATATTTTTGGCAAATATTTAACAAAAAATCAGATGGACAGGCACATCACCATAGAACCACTTGGTTATATGCGGGGTCGAACCTTTAGTAATAGCATAATTATTGCCGATGAAATGCAAAATAGTACATTCACACAGATGAGACTGTTACTAACGAGAATAGGAGAGGATTCCAAATTAATAATTACGGGGGATTTGAATCAATCGGACTTGGGTTCAGATAATGGACTAGAGCAGTTGTTATATAAAGTGGATGGATTGGATCTCGATTACATTACACACGTTAATATGGATACGAGTGATGTCAAGAGACACCCAGCAGTAGAAGAAATTCTTAAGGTTGTGAATATGTGATATATTTTTTTTGATGGCTGATTATATATGTTTGTCGTGTATTTATTAATAATAGCGGCGATATTGATTTTTATAAATCGTAGAACGACCAGACATAAATTTTGGGATAAACAACCGGTATCTAGAACGGGCGTCGGGGAAGGTATAATATCCGACATACCCGATCCTCTTCCGGTGGATGATTCTTTGTCTATAGTAAAATTAAATCCCAAAGATAAATTTGTTCATAGATTTTTGGTTGGATTTCTTACGAAACACTATGTTAAGAATTGTATTTATAATACAAATTATGTATCATGGTATTTGTCAAATTTAAAACCAAATAATATATTGGCTTTAACACGCGATAATCATAGAATAGGTACAATATTTGCTAAACCATATACAATAAATATCAAAGGAGATATATTACCCAGTCATTATGTTGATTTTCTATCCGTACATAAAGATTTTAGGAATAAAAGCTATGCCCCGTTGTTAATTTCGCACACCGCCAAGGAATCGAGTGATGAGAAGTACAAAACTTTTATATTTAAGAAGGAGGACAAACCGTTACCATTTAACTATATAGCTAAGTGTCGTTATTATGTATATGAAATTCCACGTAAGGTGAATAATATGACCAGTAAATATTCACTCACTAGATCTACCTCGGATGATATGGAGTATTTAATAGACTTATATAACCGCGAATCTCCGAAATATAAGTGTCATCCCATATTTGACAGTAATGAATTGCGATATATTTTTACATCTAAAAACGAAGCATACGAATCTTTAATAATTAAGAAGGATGGTGTTCGGAAGGGTGTTATAACTTACGTGATAAATACGGGATCATCCAGTTCTTCGCAGGTAGCAGAAATTGCTTTATTTTTATACGATGGTGTGGATTATACGGGAGTCATGAAGTCCTTGATTAAATATTGTCATAAGAATTCATTTGATTTATTAATGTGTGTTAATAACGCGAAGAATTATAACTTCATTGACATGATGGATTTTGATCGGGGTATGGATGTCTATTTTCATATGTACAATTACCACATGAACGAAACCTTGGTTCCAGAAGATATTTTATTTAATTATATATAATCATACACTTAAAGTGATAGCTATATCATTGTATATATGACGAAGAAAAAGAATTTAATTTTGGCTCTTCCGGGCAGATCGTATTCCGGTACGTTTATGACGAGTATGATAGAAACGGTTGTCAATTTAATGCAACAGGGTTATGGTGTTAAGTTGGTAAATGATTACAGTAGTTTTGTAACTTTTAGTAGAATGAAGACCTTGGGTCTCTCCGTTCTTCGCGGGGCGGATCAAAAACCATTCGACGCAAAGGAAGACTACGATGTATGGGTCACTATAGATAGTGATATCGCATTTAACGCACAACAGGTAATTAAACTTATTGAAGATACGGATAAATACCCCGTAATTTCTGGTTTATACCGTATGATCGATATGGAACACGTAGCCGCTATTAAAAACTGGGATGAGGCGTATTTCAAGAAACACGGAACATTTGAATTTATCAAGGCTAAGGACGTTGCGGGTATGGATGAATACACAGAAGTCGCGTACAATGGAATGGGCTTTTTTGCTTGTACCCGAAAGGTGCTCGAAGACGACAAATTGAAGTATCCGTATTTTACTCGTCCGCTCGTTGAAATGAAGGGCGACAATGGGAAACTCTTAAGAGATTCGTGTAGTGAAGACGTGGCTTTTTGTAGGAATTTACAAGACGCGGGTTATAAGATCATGGTTAATACCAAGCTCGTGGTTGGTCACGAGAAAACTATCACGATTTGATACCTAAGTTGTCACGAATCGATAAAAAAAATACCCAAATGAGCGAAGATAGATATAACGTTATTCATGGTCCGGGTGGATCGGTTCACATCGGCGTGAATGAGGAAATTCCTCCACCCGAAGACCCCGAAGACCCCGTAATTACGAGCGATGAAACCGATGTAGTTAAAATTTCATATCCTACGTGGTTTCGTTGGTGTTTGATCGCGGTGTTGATAGTAAATACTGCTAACGCAGTGATGTTCTATAGATTTATGGATATCATTCACTGGGTTATAAGTATCATAAGTGCTATGGCTGTTCATTACGACAGACCGGTTTCTGTTGTTCCTATTTGTATGCACATGATGTACATGATAATGTTTGTACCAATATTATTTATGGTTGGTATATGGGAGGACGCGGCTTATTATAGCATTGTGTTCAACATTTTAGTTTTAGGTACTCTTTCTGCGAAAAAGGCGAGAGAACCTGTCATGCCTCTCGTGTAGATAACTCCCTTTCGGCCAAATCTAGATCAGTAACCAAACTACTGATGTAGGTCATTGATATATCTATAAGATTCGCATCGTTATGATATTTTTGTAATAATTTTAGATTACTGTCGTACCAGTCCATCACATCTGTCATTTCCCGATCAATGACGGACAATTTATCGAGAATATTCCCGGGTATTCCAGCTTTTCCGGTTAATTTACATACCGGTAACTCTTTAATACGCTCTGTAATTTTTTCTATATTTGACTCAAGTATATCGTACTTTTGTTTTATTTTATCTAATTCGTCCATTACATTAAGACATCATATAAATTTCCGGACGTAGGCGAAGCTATGTCGTATGTTCCATCTTCACCTTTCTTCCATCGGCTACCCTGTTTTTCCATCGATTTAATGTGCCAAAGGGCAAACGACGCGTTTGGTTGTAGTGCGACAGTTCTAAGTGTATCGGGACCCGTTAATTTTGTGTGGAGTTCATCGGACCATGTGATTTCGTCACATTTTCGATAAAGTCTTCCCTGCATGTCTGGCCAATTGATAAATCCTACCTGATTTTCGTTAAATTTCATTTCCTTCAACCATTCCTTTGTTGAACCCGGATGTATATTGATTCTGGGAATATAAACAATGTCCGCCTGAGAATCATTAATTATTCGTTTGATATCGTCAATGAGATGGAATTGTGGCATTTCATCGGTGTCAATATAGAAGATCCAGTCTCCCTTTGCGACTTCTGTATGATACTTTCCCAAATTACAGAAGTTATCAAACTCTCTTTCGTATACATTTATATCATCCTTGAAATAACCCAATACCATATCCACCTTGTCCGTTTTGTTATCTTTATCGACGACTACATCAATTTCGTCACCTCCATCCCAATCGATGGATTTTTTAAGGAACGACAAAAGAGAGAACAATTCTCTCGATTCGTTACAAACTTGGATTGAATATGTGATTTTCATATCTTTATCTTACTATGTAATTCTTTAGCTGCCTTTATTCTGAATTCTAGATTAGTGGCTGGCCACTGTATTACAAAATCCCCCTCTTCCCATTGACCATCTGTTCCTAGTATATCTTTGTAATGTGGTCTATCTTTCAACAATGGGAGATTTTTATAGTCATAAGAGTTCATAATTCTCTGTGGCAATACTTTAGCAACCCTGGACCATAATGTACCGCCTTGGGTGATACCAGATTCTTCGAGGTGGGTTCCTACAAATAAATCCTGAATCAACTGATTTTCATACAGATACCAATTTCTATAAAGGGGCATACCAGAAATAATTGTATTGAGAAAGGCTTTCCCTATTTGTGTATTTCGTATGAGCATATTACCACAATTTATACCATTCGCGTCTGCGGGAATTAATATATGTGTATTTTCTTGTGCGTTTTCTTTTATGATATCTTCCAATTTTCTTTCCATGTTTGTAATCATGACGTCACAATCTGTGTTAAAAAACCAAGTAGCCTCTGGATAATGTGTCATTGCCTCTTTTATGAGGAAAATCTTACCCCACCCCATCGGTATATGGGTATCCGGAATGGGCGGTCTAGGTGCGGCCATCATTGGTTTTCCGGCTATCGATGCGCCACAGTCATTTGCGTAATGTAACTTATACCCATGTTTATCGCAGTAATGTTTTTTATTTTTATGGAGAGTCCACTCCGCGAGTGGTTCATATGATTTATCATGACCAGATATAACTACTATCATTTTGAATACAAATGTCCGTATTCTTTAACTTAAAGATTATACAATCACATTATATAATGAAGAGGACTATCTTGAACTTGTTCAAGAATAAAGTTAATAATATTAGAAGTGTTGGTATTACTTCGTATGATTATCCTACTTCTAGAATAATTAATAAAACGAACGTAGATTTTATTGTTGTCGGTGATACCGTTGGCTCTACCGTGCATGGTCTTAAATGTTTGAACGAGGTAACCATGGACATGATGTTAATGCACTGTCGCGCGGTAAAGCGCGGGTCAGAAAATCAGTTTTTGGTCGGTGATATGCCATTCATGTCTTATCAACCATCGAATGAACTCGCAATTAGCAACGCCGGTGAATTTATAAAAACAGGCATGGATGCGGTAAAGGTAGAGGGATTTGTACCCGAAAGGATTGAATCTATTGTCAAGTCCGGAGTCCCAGTGATGGGACATCTCGGTCTTACACCACAAGCCAGAACTAAATTGGGTGGGTACAGAGTACAAGCAAAAACGGTCGACGAAGCAACCAAGTTGTTAAAACAAGCGAAGGATTTAGAAGATTGTGGAACTTCTTTACTTTTACTGGAAGCTGTCCCGGAGGAGGTCGCGGAGATTGTATCCAAGGAGCTAAAAATACCCGTGTATGGGATTGGTGCTGGTCCTAGAGTTGATGGCCAATTGGTTATATCGAATGATATACTAGGTTTATTTTGGGAATTTAAACCTAAATTTATAAAACAGTTTGTAAATGGCGAACAGATATATACACAAGCAATTAAGGAATATGAAGAGGAAGTTCATAACGGGAAATTTCCATCCGACGAACACACATATAAGATGTCAGATAAGGAACTTAATAAATTATTAGGTATGCCCGGTAGTTCTTGGAAATACAATTAAAAGGATGGTACATGAAATAGTAAATGAATGTCTGTGATTACATAATAAATGAATTATATGAAAATGGTATAACCACATATTTTGTAGTGACAGGTGGAGCGATAGTTCCTTTTATAAACAGTATTGAAAAGCACCAAGGAGCTCAGTATTACTGTTTTCAACATGAACAGTCTGCGGCTATGGCAGCTGAGGGGTATTATCGTAGTTGCGGCAAAATCGCGGCCGTATGTACAACGAGTGGTCCCGGTGTTCAAAACATTTTAAATGGTGTCTGTGGATGCTGGTACGATTCCATTCCCGCGTTTTTCATTGCTGGTCAAGTGAATAAGAAAGAAGATTTGACCAATTTTACTTCTAAACCCAGACAGACAGGGTTTCAGGAAATGCCGGTTGTTGATATGTTCAAATCGGTGACAAAAAAAGCTATTCACGTAAAAAACGTCGATTCTGTTGTTCCAAGTTTGAAAACTTTATTGGACAGGGTCTATGAAGCTAGATATGGTCCAGTACTGATGGATTTACCTGTAAATATTCAGATGTCAGATATGCCCAGAGAAGAAAAGCTTCAGGTTTTGAAGGCATTGGACGCGCGACGTCGACGTCGCCATTTGCCTCGCCCACCGGCACCGACACCGGTACATATTGATTGTTACAATTCTAAGCGACCTTTATTGATTTTTGGACATGGTGTTAAGTTGGCCAGCTCGGGTGATATTGCTGTTAGATTTGCCGAAAAGTATAACATACCATTCTTGGTTTCTTGGGGAGCATTCGATATTTGTGAAACGGATCATCCACTCCGTATGGGATCTCCTGGGGTTTATGGTGATAGATGGGCTAATTATGCTATACAAAACGCAGATTTACTTATATCCGTGGGTAGTAGATTGGATAGTAGGCAGATTGGCGGAAATACGAAAACGTTTTCAAATTATTCGAAAAAAATTATGGTCGATATTGACGAGAATGAATTAAATAAGATGAGTGAGAAGGGTGTATATATTGACAAATGTATAAATAAATGCGCACGAAGATTTCTCGATGACTCGGTGCTTGAAAATTTAAATCAAGATGGAAATTGGGTATCCACATTAAATGAATGGAAAGACAAATATAGCAAGGAAAGTTCCCGTGAGGGTGATTCTGCGGTATATGATTTTCTCGATACGTTTTTTGATGAAATCCCCGATGATTGTATCGTTATTCCAGATCAAGGGGGAAATCTTGTATGGACAATGCAATCCGCAAAATTGAAGCCGGGACAAAAGTTATTTACAAATTTTGGCAATTCATCCATGGGTTTTGCTCTTCCTGCGGCCATAGGCGCTGCTATTGGGTCTGGGAAGAAGGTATATTGTATTGACGGAGACGGTGGTTTTCAAATGAATATACAAGAGCTTCTTACGGTTAAGAAATACGATCTACCAATTTCAATTGTAATTCTGAATAATAGCGGGTACGGAATCATAAAACAATTCCAAGACAGTTATTTTGATTCTAGATACATCGCGACATCACAGACGGATGTCTTCGGTGACAGAGTTGATTTTGAAGCTATAGCTAAAGCTTATGGTGTGAAAACATTACATGATATTCCCATACCAGAAACACAAAAAATATATCCTAAATTAGAATTTGGAAATTCCCTCGAAAATATGACACCGTACATAGACTTTGAAGAAGACATGATTGTTCCCGTTCCCCCTAAACGGAAGCTTGGTTGGGTTAATAATTAAATACACAAAATTTCATCGTCCAAATTAACATATGAATCGTCTAATGTATCCTCATCTATTATTTCATACGTGGCACCAAAAATCACCGCCCATTTAGATAACAGACGCGCCGCCCTTCCTGAAATATTGATTTCCTTTTCAGTTATTTCACCGTATATACATTTTCTTACTACTTCACATACAGTAGCTACATGTACGTAATCAAAATACTTATCCCGTTTTATGATTACGTGTTTATCTCTTTTACACACAGCACTGAACCTGGTTTCTAATTCATGAGGACCATAACATCCCCATATTCTCAATATATGAGTATTTTTCATTGTTCTTAGTCTATGATCTATAACCCACTTGGCTAATCCATATGGATCGCTGGGTGGGTTTCCACGAAGAGCCGCTCCACTAGAGAAATATATCAATTTTCCACTAAACGCACGAACAACATTTTCAAACATGGTAATATTCTTGAATGTGGTGGCCTCGTCATTTTGGTTTATGGATGCCCCACAGTGGATTACTGCATCAAAATTATTTTGTTTAAAGAAGTTTATAACGGCACACTGATTCATTAAATCTAGATCATTACGCGTTATACCCACCCATTTTTCAGATTTTTCATACGATGTTTCCATTAAATTTTTACCTAAAAATCCACCGGATCCTAGAACACAAACCTTCATTGTATTAAAGAATACGTTAGTCTTTATATTACAATGTCAAAAAAAGTTTGGTATGCGCCGAATAAATTTGAATCATATGGCGAGGAAGAGATTGCGGCTGTTGAGTCTTGTCTTCGGGATGGCTGGCTTGCTGGTTTTGGTGATCGTACTATTTCCTTCGAAAAAAGAGTATCCGAATACTTCGGAAAGAGATCTGGATTGTTCGTTAATTCCGGGTCTAGCGCTATATTAGCCGGTCTCGCGTCACTAGATTTACCTTCTGGTTCGGACGTGGTGACACCGGCGTGTGGGTTTTCTACCACCGTTGCGCCCATCATGCAATTGGGTCTTAATCCGGTATTTTGTGACGTAGAGCTTACCACGTATGTACCTAGTCCCGAACAAGTAAGGGATGCGGTTACACCTAATACTAAATGTATTATTTTACCCAATTTGATTGGTAATAAACCTAATTGGGAAAAAATACGAGAGTTGTGTCCGGGTATCATTTTGTTTGAAGATTCGGCGGATACGATGACTCGCACCGATTGTACCGATATAAGTACGACGAGTTTTTATGCCAGTCACGTCATTACAGCGGGAGGAATTGGCGGTATGGTAATGTTTAACGACGATGAACACCTGAAGAGGGCTATAATGTTCCGAGATTGGGGAAGAATTGGTGATAATATAGAAGAACCGAGTGAGCGTTTTAATCATTCCGTGGATGGAATTCCATACGATTGGAAATTTCTATATGGTGTGGCGGGGTATCACCTTAAAGCGTGTGAGATGAACGCGGCTTTCGGTCTTGTACAGATGGATAAATTGGAGGGGTTTCTCAAACTTCGACGTCAGTTGATCGATAGGTATATCGAAAATCTTAAAGATGTATCATATTACACACTTCCAGATGACTCTATAAAACCCAATTGGCTCGCTATTCCTCTTCAGTGTGCTGATAGACTTGAACTCGTTAATTTTATGGAAAAAAATAACGTCCAGACACGAGTCACATTTGCCGGTAATATTACCCGACACCCCGCATTCCGACAGTATTTGAATGATTACGAGAATGCCGATAAGATCATGAAGGATGGTTTTCTTTTGGGTGCCCATCACGGCATGACTTTGGACGACGTGGATAGGGTGTGTGATCTCCTTAAACATTTTGCCCTTTCCAAGATGGGTAGTACTTTATGGTTACCGGACTGGGCAAAAAATTTACCCGGAATTCCATGAAATCGTAAAGCATATGGGAAGTACTTTCATTAGTGTGTATAATATACTTAAAACATATAATCATATTAAAGTAATGGGATTATACGAGGAATTAGTTCGTCATAGACTTCCGCACTATACTGAAATTCCAGGAGCTATTGGTCCAACCGATTCTAGAAACATACTGGTTACGGGTGGATGTGGATTTATTGCGTCCAATTTTCTTAATATCATGAAATCTAAATATCCATATTTAAACTTTGTAAATATCGACAGTCTTAATTACTGTTCAAATAAAAATAATGTCAGGGAGGGAGTAGCCACTTTTATAAAAGGTAATATATGCGATATAGATTTGGTTCAGCGTATTCTAAAAGAATATAAAATTGATACGGTATTTCATTTTGCCGCACAAAGTCATGTTGATAATTCATTCACCGATCCCCTTCATTTCACTATGCAGAATTCATATGGAACGCACGCATTAATCGAAGCGTGTAGAAGGGTGTGCCCGGGTGTTGAATTTGTTCATTTCAGTACTGACGAGGTATATGGCGAGTCTGTCACTGATACACCATTCAAAGAGGAGACGGGTGTTCTGAAACCCACTAATCCATATTCGGCATCAAAGGCTGCGGCGGAAATGATTCTCAGATCTTATATCGAATCATTTGACATGAATATAAAAATAATTAGGTGTAATAATGTGTATGGACCCAATCAATATCCAGAGAAGTTAATTCCTAAATTCGTTCGTCTCATAGCCGAAGGTAAAAAATGTACAATTCATGGCACTAAAAGTGCTGAAATACGACGAGCATTTATGCATGTAAATGATGTCGTGGACGCGGTTAATATTGTATGGCAGTATGGTTGCATGGGAGAAATATATAACATCGCATCCGATGATGAGATTTCGGTCATGGATGTTACGAAGTTGATTATACGGACTCTATTGAATACTACTGATTATGATAAATGGATTACGTATATAGATGATAGACCATTCAACGATTCGAGATATCATATATCCGCTGATAAACTAAAATCTATTGGATGGAGTCCTAAAAAGACGCGCGAAGATTTGGTTAATTTTCTGAAGGAATTATATAATGAGTATCGTAAAGGAAGACATTAATACTCAAATTACTCCCGAATATAAGGTGGGGAAAGATTTTATATCTTTTGTCGTACTTAGAATTCGTATTCTGGTCGTGCTTTTCTCTTATGTGATTCATAACAGAGGAACATTTACCACGGAGGAAAAGGTTAAGATGCTAAAATTTGTCGCGAAAATATTTCAGGAGGTAACCGTCGAATTATTGCGATTACCATCAGTTATATGGACTAAAATACCCGTAAAACTGCCTTTCGGACAAAGGTACATACCCGGCGCCATTGACCAGACTTAAACTATATATCACCATAAACAAAAATCCAAGCATAGCACCACGTCCGTCTTCTCGGCGTGCTGCTAGTCTTTCAAATTGTTCTTCATCTAATTTTTGATCAGCGATGACCATATAGCGAATAGATACCAACCACGCCAGCACAGCACCAGCCAAAAACGGTGGTTGTTGAATTTGTTCGACCACGTTGAGACCAAGAGCAAACCAATTTAATGTTCCAAATCCTACACCGAACGTGGCAGCTCTTCCAGAGATGGCCTCTACCAATAGTAACGTTCTATCCGTGTTTTCCTCTTTTGATCGTACGATCACGTTACGTCGCCCGGCGTTTGATTTCTTGTATGTGCTAGGTTTTCTTAATGTTACAGGTTGGAGTTTAGGAACTGCTAACATGTTTGTTTTTGTTCCTTATTCTTTATCTTCTTTATCCGCATCTTTGTCTAATCCGGGATTAAGTCCTTTCTGCATTTCAGTTAGTATGTAGATTTGAAGTGCCAAACCGATGCCTGTGTATGCAAACGTGAAATTCATACCCGACCGCCTAAATTGGTATATCATCCATAATACACTCGCGACTATACTCATGATTACATAACTTTTGGTGTGTTTGCTGGTACCAGTTTTCCTTACCTTATCAAATGTTTGGTACATTTGGATACCTCCTATGATTAATGCCGGAACAACAACCGCGGTATCGAAGTCCATAATAATATATCTTATATAAATATATTAATATGGATGCACTTCTGAAGAAATACTCAGGGCGAGTCGACGACAAGGGTTTCGCGAAACTCGTCGAAGAAATCAAGAATGAATACTTAGCCGATGGCATTTCTCCGGGTGAAGTTCCGCTTATCGTCGGTAAGCTCATGACTTTCACGAGTAAGCTGAAGAAGGTGTCCGGGGCTGAAAAGAAGAAGATTGTCAAGGATACGATCTTCTTTTTGATTGAACAAATCGATGGCGTTCCCGACGTGGATTCTCCGATGGAAACCATGCTTAAGAACCTCGTCGACCCCATCATCGATGGCGCGGCTCTTTTATTGAAGGCTAAAAATTGCAGCTGTTTCAAGTAAATCAACCCATTTAAGGTTTTAGATTTATGATATTTCAGTATGAAGTTTCCGTCCTTGGAGACAATGGTTCGGTATGGGATCTATACCGTTAAGGAATTGGAGCGACACGCACGGGGGTTAATGCCCAGAAGGAAGGTCGTAGTTTTGAACGAGTGCGAGGTGTGTTCGTTTGTATACCCAGGAGACACGTGTAATAACTGTGCCACGTGCTGATTAAAATCTAAAAATTCTCTCTCATATCAACATTTTCTGATATGAAAAAGGATATAGCCCAGCAGGGAAAAATAAAAATATATACTGATATTAATAATGATCAAGCTCAGTCAGCGCCAAATTCTTTACATCGTGTTGGCAATCCTCGCTGTAATTGTTATTGTGGGTTTAAAAACCAAGTGGCGCTTTGGACGAAGTTACCTCGAAGGCGATGCGGAGGAGGTCGTCGAGGGCGATGACGAATCCGAATTCGACGACGAGGAGATGTCGGAAGAGGAGTTAAAGGCACTCGAGGATGAATATGGTTTGGAAGAGGACATGTTCGAGACCGACGACGATGAAACGGACGACGAAACTGATGACGATGAATAAACATTCTTACCAATAAAACGACCCATATTTAAAAATATTATATTATTATAAATAAAATGATAACCGGTATCCTTATCGCTTTACTTATAATATTTGGTTTAGCATATTACTGGTCTTGTACAGGACACACCTGGAAAAAGAAGGAATTTAGTAAGAAGAATTGTGATCTCAAAGGATCTTTCCCGGGGGTCATGCGCATGTTAGGTCAGGGCGACGAAGATGAAGAGGACGACGAAGAGGAAGAGGAAGAGGAAGAGGAAGAGGAAGAGGAAGAGGAAGAGGAAGAAGGTTATTCGATTCAACCCTTCTCGTTATAAATTGTTCGGCGCTCGGTATTAGTAAAAAAATATCAGTATAATTAAATGGTAACTTTGTTTATACTGTTATTATTAATACTCGGGGGAGTTTTTCTGTATTTGAAACAACAGGAAGATGAGTCAGAGACCGAGACCGAGCCGGGGTCTGAGACGGAGTCCGATGCGACCGAAACGAAAGCTAAGGCTAAAAAGAAAGCCGCGGCCGCCGAGGTCGGTGCCGATAAAGCCAGAGCTGCCGAGGCTAAGGCTAAGAAAGACGCTGACAGGGCTGCCGCGCTACTCGCAAAAAATAAAGGAGACGCCAGCCTAAAGGCCGCCCTTCAAAAAGCCAAAGCCAAAGCCAAGGCCAAAGCGAAAGCCAGAGCCGCCGCCGAGGCTAAGGCAGAGAAAGCCAGAGCCGCCGCCGTGGCCAAGGCTAAAAAGAGGAGTGACGATTTAAGAGCCTCCCTTCAAAAAGCCAAAGCCGCCGCCGACGCCAGGGCTAAGAAAGAAGCCGCCGACAGGGCTGCCGCTCTTGCCGCACAAAAGAAGAGAGATGATGAACGACGCAGGAAGTTAGCAGAGGCGGCTAAAAAACGGGCTGCTGCTCTTGCCGCACGTAAAAAGGCAATAGAGGACGCAAGGAGAAAAAAACAAGCGGCGTTAAACAATTGGGGAACGGGTATGGGCGGTGGTATATCCGGTCCGCCTAAGCAGGGTCATTATGCGGTCATAGGGGCGAAGACTGGGTATCTTGCACAAATTAATAATAAATTGACCAATAAGGGCGGTAAGATGAAGATGACGATGCGTCAATGTCACGATTTAGGGAGAGATCTTCAGAAAAAGAAATGGCCCGTTTCGGCGGTTGGGTATAGAACGAGCGCTCACCCCGATCCCAAATGGAAAAATACATGTTTCTTCTATGGAAACTGGGATCACGACGGCGAGAAGACTACTGTACCGACCGGTGCTCGTTTAACGGGTAACAGTGATAAAAATCACACCATCGCGTGTATGAATCCCGGTGAAATACTGGAGAAAGGATGTAAAAAACAAGGCTATATAAATAACAAAAGGAACGCACTTATGGCAAAACGACGGGAGGTGGCTCGTAAAAAACGTGCCGAACAAGACCGATTAAATGAAATGCCCTACGGTGTTCATAGAAAATTGGGATATCCGAAACACGGATGGGTGAATGATAAACTTAATCAGAGTTATGCCAAGATTAAGAATCAAAGTGCGAAACAGTGTCGCGACCATGCGGTAACAATTAATAAAGAAGCACCCGGATTTGTGCGCGTGTGGGGTCATTATAGATCAAATTACCCCGATAAAAACAAGAGGAATACGTGTTTTTTCTATACAAAAAACAAAAGTTTCATGACACACAACGACCCCAAGCCCCCACATTTCCACGGTAGGGCTCCCTGGAATGGTGATGGCAGACACGTGTCCGGTTGTGTTGAAGGTGGAAAACGACTTGAATCGGGATGTAAAGATCCTCGAAAGATAAACCAAGAGAGAGCGGCTCACAGAAGGAAGGTCCATGTTCCCGGTAATATATCCAGACAGACTGGGTACCGAGCCGGGAGTACCAACCTGAATATGAAACCACACCAGTTAAAGGCGACAGGACCCAATGAGTGTCGTGAGCTCGCTATCAAGTTAAATAAATCTACCAAAGGTGCCATCAAGGCCTGGGGTTTTAGAAATTCCAGACATAATGCTACGTGGAAAAATACATGCTTTTTCTATACGGGTAAGGGACCACACGGAGGACGGGGCGGCACTCATAATCACATAACGGGGTGTTTGAAACCCGGCGATAACGTTGATTGGGGATGTACGAGAACGCGACCCGTGAATTGTCGGCAACAATGGACTGGATGGTCCGCATGTACTAAACCGTGTGGTGGAGGTACCCAGAGAAGGGATTATAAAACAATTACACCCGCCAGGGGTATCGGTACACCATGTAAGACCGCATCGGGAGCTTACGCGCCCAAAATTCGGGCGTGTAATGCGCATGCATGTCGTCCGACGGCACGATACGTGACTATCCGCCGGTATGACCGTCAGTATACCGGGAACGGGAACCAGGGAACCCTGCTTAATTTGAATTTGTTGCAAGTTTGGTCCAACGGACGGGATGTGGCGCGCGGGCGACCCGTGAGGATGTATAGCAGACATTCTGGGTTCTATGGAAGGCATCTTACTGACGGGAATGCAAATTCAATGGCACACACGTGGTGGAGAAACAGAACTCACGGAAGGCCTTCGAGATATGCTTGGATGAAGGTAGATTTGGGAAGAGAGTACCCGATAGACTATGTTTGGATTATGAATCGCAAAGATTGTTGCCAGGATAGGTTAAAAGGTACGAATATTATATTGAAACATGGTAGGAAAACACCCGGGGCGGGACATACACGTTATGAAGTTATGCGATCTGACGCAATGACCGATTCGGGCGCTGGATGGAACTACATCTTGTGGCAACCGGCAATTGGGGGTACACTTGGTCCCCAACGGGTCCCGGGATCATACTGGCGAAAGTATCGCATTCGTGACGCTTCTTCCGACGATTAATATTAAAAAAAAGATATATTTTAGGTTTTTTAAACCTGTAACGTTATACATTTACATAACTTACAAGTTTAAACACTTTACATTTTCGATCTACCGTGTGTTCGTATAATTTTGTATATCCGTATGGTTCACAAGATAATGGGAACATGAGAATTTCACCTTTTTCGATTGTAAATGAACATCTCATATGTATAAAATAAAACGTGAGAGGTTTTTCTTCTAGATTTATTAGTAAAATCCCATAAGTGAGTGATTCTTTTGAATACATATACACATTGTCATTCGATAGTTTTGTAATCGAATACTTAAACCTATCGGCGTTAGAAAGTGGTGTTGTTTTAATTAAATGTTTCATGACTTTACCGCGGGTTTTCGATTTCTTATCGATTATGTTTTCAAGATGTTGTTTTGTTATGTGTTTTTTTAGGATCACCGGCTCGGGTATATTAAGTGGTGTGTTTATGATAGTTTTAAGAAACCTACCTTCATCTAAAATAAAACATTTTACCGTATCTGCACCTTCTTCGCGAAGCTTACATAGTCTGTGAGAGCCGTCTATAGCTCTAAATAAACAATCATGGGGATTTAATTTAGTTGGGACTACCACTATAGGTAGATAGTTATCCGTATTAACACACTTGTAATTTTTAAATTCTGGTGTATCTTTAGATTTCCAAGAAATTAAATCTATTGGTATTTCGGTGGGTGGTTGTTCGAGTATTATATCGTCTATGAGTATTAGCGGTAGTCTCCCCATCATATCGTGTTTAACCGACCAGTCACAACGATCACTTTTTCCTAGAGTCGAGTGTGCTCCGATTATGAAATTATTAATGAAACATTCATTTTTTACCATTTCCTTGCCACTGAAATAATCGTCGTATAAATTTAATTTCCCGTTTAGCACGTGATTATTATTTAATTTGAAACCTATACTGATTCTCGTCGTATCACTACCGACACAGTGCCATAATAGGTTTTTATCACAGACTTTAAATTTTTTAAGAGCCCATCCCTTCTTGTCGTATTGTGTAACTATTTCATCTTTCTCGTTATCGTAATATCTAAAAAAACTTTTACCGGATTCTTTAGTCCATACCAAATAATACCTTTCACCCGGATTGTTACTGTTCGTGTGCCATCCACAAGCCCCACCTGGTGGATAATAATACAAACCAGTCGGAACTGCGAATCCACCCATTATTTTACTTACCTCTGTCATGAGTTTATAGATTTGATGTGGATGTCTTCTGTATGTATAACGATTTGAATTATTCTCTAAAATCCGAGCGGTTGGTAAGTCTGTGTGTTCATTTTTGATTCTTGTCAGTTCGTTTAGATCTAATTTTACATCTAATGTGGGGTTGAACGAATCATCTTTCATCGAATCCTTCCATTGTAATTTTTCAAATAAGAATTCATTGGCAGCCTTTTCTAATGATGAATCCATTCTGACTTGTATGATTTTTATTAATTTGGGGATAAAACTTAATGACCTCCTAAGTTAGACGAGCTATTACATTTTTCAAGTAAAATGGATCGTCACCACCTACTTGTCTTGTTGGATAAAATTCAAGAGAAGTATGAGATACAAGACGGTGAATATAAAGAATTTGCAGAAGCTATCGGGGGGAAGAAGGCGATTCCTGAATTCAAAGTCGGTGCCATGGTAAAGGTTGATTACGATCATATAGGGATGCGAGCCGATTTCAGTGATGATGAAGTATACCCCGTGGTCAATGTGACCGATAAATGTTCGAGGATTTGGAAAGTTGTGGAGGATGCGCATGAACGCCACGTTCATAATTACCGACACATAGGATGGTCTCTCGATAACAAAATTATCAGTCGTGCCGAAATTCACATAAGCGAAATTCAAAAGTTTGCGATGGATTTATCCGAGGGTATCCATACTATTTGTTCTCAAGACAAGCATCAGGTGAAACATGTCATCAGAATACAGGAAATAGCCATTTTATAGAGTTGTAATGAGGTTAAAAATAATATTTTCATTACGTATATGCTACGATATGCCGCCCTTAATTTTGAATTAAAGCGCGTAATGGGTCAAATATATGAAAGAGGGGAACGAGTGATTCTTGATTATGCCAAAGAGAACGTGCCACTATCATCAGCTACGCGCATACGTCAAACCACAGAAACGATGATAAATAAAATTCCGAAAGGATCCATGTGCGCATTAAAACTTACTAGTTTTGGGAGCGGGGAGTCTCCATCTCAAGCAAAGGATCATGTTACCAAATTAATACAACACGCAAAGATGAGAGGTGTGGGTGTGTGTATAGACGCGGAGGATGTTTTATATCCGGATTTATGTTATTCTCTCATGTACGAACACAATACATCTACTTATACACATGTATATAATACGTATCAAATGTATCGTCAGAATGGGATAGACGACATGATTCGGGATATAGATAGGGCGAAAAAGGACGAAATAATGATTGGTATAAAACTCGTGAGAGGCGCATATCTTAGAAAACAGCCCGACGTATTCACGGATAAATCGGACACGGATAGACAATACAACGACGCATTATCTGTGGCACTGACCGCTCCACACGCACACACAATTTTAGCTACACATAACGAGGAATCGTTACAACTCGCAACACAGTTTAGTCGGGATAAATACGTGACGGCACAATTATTAGGTTTAGGAAGAGAACCCGGACAAATAGATTTTAGATACGTACCATCCGGGTCATTTAGGGAATTAGCGCCGTATCTTTTGCGTCGATTGTGGGAACGTTGGTCATGGGATTGATACATATAATTACAAAAATTGGGTTAAAAAATGTTCATAAACCTTACGCGTTTCTTTTGTGCCACTCTAAAAGTGATGGCGGCCACTCCGTTTCATTTCCATATTGGGCACACAATTCCTCGTGAATATCATTTTTAGATTGATATCCTTTGATGTAGTCGAGGATATCCAGATTTTGACTGCCAATCGCGGCGATCGTCGTCGCCGACGAGTAGAGTTCCATAATTTCTTCAGATTTACCGAGCGTAAAAGATGTCTGAACGGTATTCATGAAAACCTCAAACATGTCGGTGGCGGTCTCGTGGTCTTTGTGTGACGCAATCCAGAAAGTCATATATTCTTCGTGTTCGGTGGAACAATCGTGAAGTCTCGATTCAATTTCATAGAGGATTTGATGTTCATTGGCCCGAAGCATGCCCGGGATGCCGTATTTGATCGCTTGCGCAACTTCCATTTATTTTGCTTTGATTTATTTTTATCGCCGCATGACTTAGGGGGTACATATTAAAATCTACCTAAATAACATGACTTCGTGCTTCAAGGTGAATCACCTTTGGCAGTTTTCAAATGACATCAAGATACCATCTTGGTACAAACCGATCGATCCCACGTTACAGGAATTTTTAAAGCAATATCACGCATCTTCCGAGTCGGGGGGAATTTCGGGGAAGGGGAAAAATAAGAATAGAACGCGTCCGATTGGCCGCCCTTCTAGTAGATTGTTGCGATGTATTAGGCGAATGATTCCATTTTATGACTCTCCGTACCAAATAGATCTTGGTTCATGTACATTACTAAGACGCACACTGAGATCTAAGACGAAATATTCAACTCCTAATAATGTTATTTTTGTTAATTTTTCTCGGTATCATCTTAGAATATCTGTGAAAACTATCGCCACGACTATAAATGGATTTGGTTTAAATGTACTCGGGTACGGTGTTGAGATGGACGTGAATTCCACGGAACCCGAAACGCAATCATATATTATTCCGCCGGTGTTATATAGACACGGATACGTTGGTAATGTAAGAGACGATAGTCGTATATTAAAATATTTTACCCGTAATTCTATCACACCCAAGACAAACCTACAATACCTCGTCTTGCCTAAATGCTTGGCCGCCTCTTCGGTTCAAATAGATCCATACTCCCGTGCGTTCTATTTAACTGTAGAAATAGTCGATGAACAAGGCAATGTGAAATCAACACTCATGGAGAACATTTTACATCACAGTCACAATGATGTTATATTTAATGATGAAAATATCAATAAGAACTTTAATAAAATAATTAATGAAAATCTGGAAAATATATTAGAGTCCATGACGATAGAGGACCAGAAAAGGGGTAGTCAGATCGATAAGATTAAACAAGCTATAAAAGAACAAAAAGAGATCAAAAATGTTTCATCGCGGGCGACGACGACTCGCACGGGTACATTATTCGGCGCACTCGCGCTTCTGACATTGATGAAAAGGTAGTGTTACATTTTTCTAGCTATCTAATTTTCTAACAAACACCTCGGCGATGCACATCCATGAGAATGTTGCATAGTTCCAGGTATTTCCCCTCTTGAATACCACAATCTTCAATGATCGCCAACGCTTTTTGAAGATTGGTGGGTCTTTCTTGCGCGGGAGCTACGGGCGCAGCTGTGGCTTGGCGCTGTTCAATTCTCTCCTGCTCAATTCGTCGCTCCTCCGCTTGGTTAATAGCGTGTGTGTGTCCTAGCTCAAGCATCTTTTGTGATACATACGAAGCCATCTTTCGTCTGGCTCTGGTAGATTGACCTCTGCTGTAATTAATCTCGCGCATCATATTCTCTGGGTATTCCTTGTTAGGAAGGAATTCATCCAACAACTTTAACATATCCAAGCGACTTTTTCCGATAGTGGTCAATTTCATTTGGATTCCAACCCCTCTCAACCCATCTTGGCAATCTCTCCATAATTCGATGACTTGAAACAAAACAGATATGTCACCGGTTTCAATCGCATAATCAAAATCCCACGTATTCCAGTGGGCGCTTCTGTTTTGAAACCATCCATACACTTCCTTAATGATATCCTTATTCTTGGATTCAACAGCCAATCCCATCGTATGCATCATATCATCTTCAGATGCATACGAATCCATAATTCGTGGGCCCGGGACCGTGTACCGAACACTTGAGTTTTGGTCAGCTCGTGTCCAATCATTACCAAC